GCTGTATTTATCTCTCAGGCTAAAATTGATAAATCAAAGCTGATGAGTGATGCAAGCGACAAGATAGAAACACTGAAAGACCGGATAGAGGCGGGGCAGGATAAGACCGCTGAGTTGACGCTGTGGAAGTCATATCGCATTGCACTTGATGATGTTGATGTGAGTGCAGCGCCAGATATTGAGTGGCCGGTTGCACCTGATGCTGTTTCAACTGAAGCATAAATACAAAGCCGGGCTTAATGGCCCGGTCTATCAGCTATAATCCTAGTCTCTTTCATGTCGGGGTTTTTCCCTTGGGTTTCCCCTAAGTTTCCCCAGCCAAATCCCACAAACAAAAAAACCAACCCTAACGGATTGGTTTTCTTTGGGATATTTGGTCGGCATGAGAGGATTTGAACCTCCGACCCCCGACACCCCATGACGGCGTTCTATAGGCGAAAAAAAACCTCTGGGTTAGCAGAGGCTTTTTAATCTTCAAAGGAACCGCGTATCTTTTGCGTATCCTTTTTGGTCTAAACTAGGTCAGTGCTTCGTCCGGTCATTTATCATAAGTTACTGGTTTATATGATACTGTCCGGTCACTGTCCTATCAAAAGTGGTGGGCTGGGGTCCCTGTAATTAAGCATATAATAAATTGATTTTTATAATTATTTTGTTTTTATATTTAATTGAGGGTTCAATGAAGGGACCAAAGAAACAACATGAGCAAAGTTGTTTCGTCTTTCAGCGTTAAAATCATCGATAACGCTAATGCTGAGGAGTTGAACTCACGACAAGCATCAAAATCTATTAGGGTCAGAAATAGCATATTTAACGCTCAGTGGTAAATCTTACACCTACCCAAACATTTTTTAGCCTGAAGCAAGATGAATAACAGATGATAGTTCAGAATTTAAACTCAAAGAAATTAACCGCATGATAAATAACAAAATATTAAATAACTTCAAATAGAGTAAAAAAATAGCACTTTTTGCAAAAATGCTTCAAAGCCCATGGCAACTGGCTTTCGTTACTCCCATCTCTAATCTGCCTAAAAATCCCTCACATCTTGATCAATTCGTGCTTTTTGATAGTTGATCGTCATAAGCGATCTGAAGATACTACCTCCATCAAAACAACAATGGAGAAATGTATGACAGAAAGAAAAAGATTTATCCGTTTACCTGAAGTGCTGAAAAGAACGGGTCTTTGCAAAGCTTGGATCTATAAACTTATTAGTCAAGATCGTTTCCCTGAACCTATAAAGCTTGGTGAGCGTGCAATAGCATTTGTCGAGAGTGAAATAGATGAATGGATTGATCAGATGATTGAGTTATCCCGAAATAAATCGGCCTGATATTTCAATATCGTAAAATAAAAATATCGTTATAAAAATACAGATGAAAACTGTATGGAATTCTTTTAACTAAAATAAGGTGATAAATATGAAGATTAAAGCTTTTGAAAATACAGCAACAGAGTTTTTTTATGTCTTATCAATGAAGATTTATGTAGAGGCGGTCAGTGATACAGAAGAAAGTTATAGTGTATTTTGTGATCGAGCAATGAATATTCCATTTATGGATGCATTCTTTTCAGAAATAATAAGTCTCATAGAGAAAAACTTTAATCACTATGTCAAACGTTATGGCGCAGATGAAAAACTAGCAGATGTTGATTTCAAAGCAGTGAAAAGAGCACTGTTTGAATCTCACACAGAGGCATTAGAAATAAACGAGCACTGATTTTTAATAGGAATATTCATTCTATATTAACGCATATCGTAAGTTAATAAAAATACCAGTAATGCTTATTTAGCCCCGAAAGGGGCTGATAGAACTACGCCATCAATTTGAACTAAATATAATGAGGTGTTAAATGAAAAATAGATTAACTGTCAAAGATTTTAAAAATAAAGATTCATTTTTCTTCTATGCAGTAGCCTTAATAGCATGTCAGGAAAGTATTGATGAAATCAGCAGCTATTACAATGGTAATAGAACTGATTCATTAAGCAACGATATTTTATTGAAACTTCTGATAAACAATATCGTTATGTATATATTCAATAACTATTGAAAATAGGGTTGAGACCTATGGATATAATGAAAACCTTGATGAGGTAGATTTAGACCAAGTCATAGAGAAGCTCGGTGTTATCCTGAAAGAAAAAATAAGTGAAGGGTTAGTCTAACCATTATGATTGATATCTGGCCTCTAACGAGGCCGGGATAGATAATCTACGGTTTCTCTTAGTGTTGTATCATATATTACTTGTATTGGCTCAGACTTGATCTGCCATTGTCACGATACAGGGCTTAACCTAATCTGATAGGCAGCTTTGTGCCATGAGCTGACATTGGTGGAGAGGGGAATAAAAAACTTAAAGTATTGATCAAGGTGGTGCTATTCTTGGCAACTTAAGCCGATCTGATACAGATGAAATGTGCCATTTTAGGGTTTCATATCGATTAACAGAAAGTTAATAAGGGAGGTAAGCTTGAGCGAATCCACTATAATTCTTGCTAAAGAATCAATTTCAGATGGAAGTAAAGTAAACACAATAAATGAAATAAGACCACTCACCAATGAGGATGTTGAAGGGTATGAAACACAAAAAAATATATTTATGGAGTTTGTGAATGACTTTGCTTTAGTAGAATATGTAAGATTGAACTATGAGTCATTTATGGAACTTCTGAATGAAACGGTTATGAAAGTAGCCAAAGAACCTTCTTTTATGGGGTCATATCCATTCAAAACCTTTCCATTCATCTTGAATACACGAATACTGAACTACATGATGTCAGTGAAAACTTTACTTGACCATATGGAAACCAGTATTAACAGGCGGTATGGGGGGGCTTCAACGGAATTAGCTGAATTTAAAGCGCTGACGGCAAAAGAGTTTGACAGCAAATTTTCATATAGATTTATGTATAAACTCAGAAATTTTGTTCAGCATTGTGGAATGCCACCACTTTCGTACACGATATCAAAATCACTTGATGAAACCAGTAGTACTATAAGTACAGAGTTAATCGTATATTTTATGAGGGATGAGTTAATTCGGGGGTTTTCTAAGTGGGGGACTCAGGTAAAGGCAGACCTGACACAGATGGATGAATCTTTCCCAATAATGCCGATTTTTAATGAGCACATCAATTCTATTTTCAAAGTGTATATTTTATTCAATGAAAAAAATCACATGGCAAAAACTTTAAAAGCAAAGGAGTACATAATAAACTTCATTGGAGAGAGAGAAGATTACATTGATGATGAATACATCATCGCAAAACTAAAAAAAACTGAAGCAGGTTTGAATATAAACAAAAAAACCATTCCTACATCAGTGCTTGAGAAAATATCCGATTTTTATAAAATAAAAGAAAATTTGTTTTAGAAAAAGATATGACTTAGAAAAATAAACACATTTTGGTTTTCCGGATAAATCAGCGGATATCACTGGTTGCGTTAACAAATTCCTCGAACAATGTGAATTGTATCCCCTGTCTGAGACTGGGCATTGGCAGGTCACCAGTCCATTTTCCATGCAGATGGAGAAACGTTGGTTGTGGAGATGGGCGATCCGAGAAGTAGAGGTGGGGGAGGTTTTGAAGGAGCTGTCTCCTGTTTTAGAAGTCTCCCAGACTTGGTATCTTTCAAACATCTTCGCATGCCGGGGAGCGCCGCTTTCGGCCCGAAAGTCCTGTGTCTTGTTTTGCAGATACTTCGAACTAGCCCGTCTCAAAGTTAGGTTTTAGTACTGGTATTTACTTCCTCTACGTGCCAGTAGCGGACGTTGCTAGTGTATTAGCTAATCTCTGGGGTATTGCCATTAATTTGGATTGATGCTGAATTGCTATAAGTGATAATTTCTGATTGAGGGGTACTCACTTATAGTCGCTAATCAACTATTATGAAACGTTTTTAAAAATTCGAATAGTCTCGTGCGGAAGTGTTCTTTAATATTTCCAATGTGTGCCATCAATTGTTCATGTGATTTCTCGGTTTGCTGGATTTTGGTCAGATCATGTGTGTTCACGCTCTGAATACGAAAAACCGTAGCCCCTTGACTTTGGACATAAGAATCTCTTAGTTTATCATTACGAACATTATCTGAATTAAGATGCATCGGGCCATCAAATTCAACGATCACTTTTGCTACAGAGTATTCAATCAATTCTTTAATAATCACCAATTCCAAGGATAAGTCTAATTCATACGATCCTCTTGCATTCAAACCTAGAGATATCTTTGGTACTTTTAATTCTGGACTAATTCGAAAGCAATGAGAGATATTTGTAGAAAATTCCAAATCGTTTGAAAATATACCGTTAGCAGCCAATGTCTCCAATGTGAAAACTGGATAGGCATTATTAGATATTGTCAACGAGTTAACTTTGAACGCTGGATATTCAGTTAGTGTAGAAATTAATTCTACAGTCCCTTTTAATGCAGGAAGGCTGACATTAGGGTTTTTTGAAAGGCATAGCATTAGCAAACTTGCTTTATATCCTAGTTTTTTTGATAGCTCATTATAAGGTAATGGAGTGAACGTAAAACTACTAACTCCCAAAGAATAGGCTGTCCGCTCAACGGTTTCGCGGGAAACTGGCGACGCTGATTCATCGATGGTTAAATTAAACATTCTCGTTATCCTAGTAGCAATGCTGTCCTTTGATACTAGCGGAAAGAGAACGTTTATGGCAGGTTTTAATTATAACAAAACATTATAAAAAACTATGAAATGAATGAAAATACCATTCATTTATCAGCCTCCGTCAGCAGGAAAATGTCCGCTCCTCGCTCATAGCGGAGATTCAGCCCAACTAGCTTGTCTGCTTCGTACTAGAAACGGACATTTCAATGATTTAAGATTTAGCATATTTAGAATTATGTCACAGACAAAATGACAAATTAATATTAGGATGTTTTTCAACTCAAAATGGTGTTTGTAATTCAATGAAGTATACTTATAATATAACGTAAGAAACAATATTTTGTTGAAAGGAAAAGGCTTTGAATATTTACATTGATGAGTCGGTGCACGAGGCGGCTGGGTTTATGATCTTGGCTTATGTATTTTGTAATCATGATCCTCAGTCTAATATATACAGCATTCTTTCAAAGTACTCTGTTGGTGAACATCATTCATGCGCGAGAATGGATAGATCTGAACATTTAAGAAATTTGAGGGGTGAACTTGTTTCTTACTTGAACTCAAGTTGTCAATGGGGAGCATTTATTATGCCAAGTGAGTACCGGCATCGTTCTTATGAAGACGTATCTTTTTTATTAAGCTTATTGATTAAGAACTTTCCAGAGGAAAAAGGTAATATTTTTCTCGATGAAGGTATCATAAATTCTACAGAAGCTCTCAGCCTTTGTTCTGATGAAGTAAACGTCATAACATGCTCATCTCATGAAGTTTGTGGGATACAACTTGCTGATCTGGTAGCATCTTTTAGTGGTGTTAGGTTTAGAGAAACAATAACTGGAAATGCAAAAATCTTAACTTACGGTTACGATTACGGCTATGAACCCCCAATAGAAGCCCCTCTTGGGTTTGAATTTTTTGCAACGCTACGACATTCTATGCTTAGGGAAAATGAACCTCTTGGGGATGAAATGCCTGAATTTGCTACATTTAAAACTATTAACAAAGGGTTGATTTTGTCGAAAAATCTATCAACTGAATTTAGTCAATTGGCCATGAAAACCTTTGGTGAAGTATATTTAGGTTGTATCCATTAAATGTAGACTAATTAAATAGTTCCTGTGAAACTTAATCACCCAATTTATTATGGTATTAAATATAAGGATATTTTATGAAAGAAAAGCTTTTTTTTAACACGTCCAGAAAAGCCGCAAATAGATTAACAGAAATTTTTGATTTTGCATGGCCAACTACCATAGCTTTGTGGAATCTTAGATGGCAAGTCGAAGGTTATGTTAAAGTTAAGCCTGATGTAAATCAATCAGAGTTAACCTCACGATTTATTTCTGGTAGTTCAATTACCGGAAGTACAGTTAGGGCCGACTTGAAAAAAGCATGTATTGAAACATCTTGGGAGAAACAACAAAATGAATTTTCAAAGATATTACTAATAGAATTTTGCTCCTTATATGAAATTTGGTGTGAAGGAATAATAACAGAACTAAAAGCATCTATTGATTCAAAATCATTGCAATTCCCCACGCTGCAAATAAGCACTCAAGGGATAATGTCTGTATTGTCAAGCATGACCCAACATCATTCCATTATGATGGAAAAAGCTTTCTACTCTTTTTATTTGACCAACAAGAAAAACTCAAAAAATCACATAAACAATCTAATGAAATGTTATAGATATTTCAAAGAGCTTAGAAATTCATTGGTTCACTCAGGAAATATATCAAAAAAATCCTTTAAAGACGCTGAGGCTAACTATTCTTCACTCACTGCTACAAGCCTTGGGGTTCAAGAATTACCGGAGTATAAACAAAACTCAGATGAAGATAGAATAAATTTATCATTGCGGGGTGTAATAGGTTTTGGCGAGATCGTATTAAGGATGATATCAACAATTGATGCGGAATTGGTTAAGACAACCATGGCGGAAAAATATTTAGCGGAAGAGTGGAAGAAATTTTACGGCGATAAACCATTGACTCTATCGATAACAGAAAAAAAGAGAAATCAGCAATTGGTGAAAAGTTTAAAAAAACTAGGTCTGTCAACAGTACCAAGTTCATCGTATAATGATATTGAGTTATTTATGCGAAGTGAAAAATTAATTTTTTGAAATGGGCAAAATCGGAGTGGGTAAATAGTCACGTATGCCTATGTTTTATGTTGGGATTCAAGAGTGATATTAAATTGATATCCTACATATTAAATATATATATCCACCACTTATCTGTTTATTTAATTCTATAGCCTTACTATTTTTGATGCCGCAACGTCTGCTCCTCGCTCAAAGCAGACTGTCAGATTTGTTTGCGTTCTGCCAGAGAAAACTGTCAGATCAGGTCTGAGCTAATACATATTACTTTAGCTTTTTTTCTTCCTTGACTCTAATCTCTTCAATAAACTTGGCTCTATCACCATTAAAAAGAACCGCAGGGTTAATGTAATAGATATATTTTGATTTACTTTGTGCGATGATCTTTTTATCAATAAGTTCTTTGATGCCCCTATAGTAAACAGGGTTAGATAAATTAAAGTCACATTGAGCTGCAATGTCTTTTGCTTTTTCAAAGTTCATATAGACTTCATCTTTACCAATGACGTCAGACATCACGAACATAAAAATATAAAAAAGCTTGTTGCCGGTAAGAGTTAGATCAAATAATACCCGGACTCGTGATATAAATATTTTTACGAACTTGGCTTTATCCACTTCTTGTATAGAGTGGATGACTTTTTCATATTTATCACCTTCGGGTGTTTGAAACTTCTCTCCACGCGCCACAGTTCTTTTTCGGCCTCTGGTTTCTATTTCGATATCATCTTCGAAAATAAATGGGTTTTGGTTAAATGTTTTTCCAGCCATAAATACTCCTTTTTATTATTATGTTTTAATCTATATAATATTTTTAACAGAAATGTCAAATATAGTTTGAAGTTTTATCTTCATTTTTTATAGGAGTAATGAAGTAAATACTATCAATAATGAAGTAATCACCATCAATCACGAAGAAAAATCTACAATCGTGAAGAAAGATCTACAATAACGAAGAAAATAGACTTCTAACTTATTGTTACTAAATGAGTTATTTTCCCTTAAGAAGTATAAGAAATATAAGAACTAAGAGGATTGGGCGTTCGCCCTAGATTTTTATAATAGATGACGGGCTTTTCTTTTTATTTATCGAGTGCCGAATAAAATGGCACCTAATGACGTTCTATTAATTTGTTTTTCCGTGTCATTGTATTAGCGGCTACGCCGCGATTTTTTATGGATAAATCCATCATTATCGGAGGCAAGCTCCTCACAGCAGAGTGATTGTTAATGACAATCACAAAGCGCTGCTATCAATTGATATTTTTCCAATGTATGGGATTAAGAGTAATACTTTATCGATAATGATACTATTTTTTCACTGTTGTTTTATTTACCTTCATATTTAGCATTGAAATAGATGCAAACTACTTCACCGAGTGAAGAAAATAATTTTGATATCATCGTTGGGGCGTAGCCGTGCGACAGCACCATGAGCTTTAGCTCATAAGATAAAGATGTTCTCAAAAAAGATATCAATAAGTTTTTACTAAAACGAAGAGAACAATGATATTAGGAAGTTTTTTATAAAACTTGGTGTTAAATTTAAAGATAAAAATATCAATGAATATAAATCATTTAATGCATTTGGTTTGCAGTGCTTTTGTAATATTTTATTTTGATGAAAAATATTAAATGCTTAGATAAAACTCATATTTGAGGAGGAAATAATTGAAACATCTCTTAGTTTAATAAGGCCAGTCTGATGCTGGCCTTTCTTGTTATTAAGTCACTATATAAATCATGATCTTTAAGTTGTTAAGACTTTCCCTGATATTGTATGAATAACTACATATTGTCAGATGACTTTTTCATCTGTTTTACTCAAATAGTCATTAAATCGCTCTCTGAGTTTCAGCTCACTCTACTCATCCACTCTCAATATAGCAAGAAAATGATCGTTTAAAACGATCTATAAATCAATATCGATAGCTTTTAACGATTGATGGCCTCTAATCGATCAGGTTTTTAATTGACACCAACGATCAAAATCAAACTTATGATAGGTAATAACTATCATAAGTTTGATTTTGATCGTTACAAACGATATGACGAAAAACAAAAATAATTTAATCCTATCAATTGGTTAAAAAGATGGTTTGTTCCCTCATACCAGTCGATGCCTCATATAGAGCCTTCTTACTGGTGCCGGAATGGCCTTTATCCTCTCAAACTAACTTCTTTCGCGGGTGTGTATGAATAAAAGCATTGCGCTATCGCTGGCACTGACGGTTATAGCTTTATCAGGGTGCCAGCAACTTAATGAAGGCGTGAATAAGGTCAATGGGGCGATTAATACCTCGTTATCCTCATTGAACGGAACAGTAGATAACGCATTAGGCCTTTCCACAGCAAAACAAGATACCGGCCCGGCATCCTCAGTTGCTGGCCTTGCTCCTGTTTGTAAAGACTATGAAGAAAACGCCATGGCGGCAGAGAAGAACTGGACGGGTAAACGGATCTCAATTGCTAATGCCACTGTTCTTGAAGTCACTAAAGGCAGGAGTGCCAGCGATATGCTCAATGGTATGCCAAAAGCCGCTCATGCCAACTATTACTTGCTCTTCAAAACATCAGATACCAGCTATTGCGGCGGTATGGTGTGGATCAATTACTACTCTGGCCTTGATGATGCTGTTCTTACTTACAGGAAAGGCCAGAAGGTCAGCATTACCGGGACTATCAACAATTTCGAAGTTCGTGGTTTCGCAACGGTAAACAATGCCGATATGCCGGTTCGTCTGGTTGTATTGAGCAACGGCACTATTAACCATTAAAAGGGATAAGAACCATGCGTAAATTTTTAGCCGTTACGGGCCTTGCTGTTTTGTTATCAGGCTGTGATGAAAAAAGCGATTTTGAGAAAGCGATTAATGCAAGGCTCTCAACATCTGAACTCTGCTACTCACTACAGGATAATGATTTTGCCTTTAACAAAGGTTTCCCGATAAAAGTTAACAACGGGTATCGTTCTTCTGGATACAACGCCAGTGATGAAATTTTAAATGGTCTGGCTGAACAGGGACTATTGACTGTTGCTCAGGAGCCTAACGGCTTTGGTAGCATGGCTGTTTTAGAAGTCACTGATAAAGGCCAAGAGGTTGATTTTTGGAGCCGTGAGAAAGGTGCCTGTGTCGGTCATCGTGCCGTTGCTGAGATAAAAAGCTGGACTGAACCCAGTGACCGCAATGGTGTGAAAATGACGCAAGTTACCTTTACATGGAAACTGGCAGGTGTTCCGGGCTGGGTTGATAAGGATGCTTTCTCTGGTGTGAAGGGGATGGATGAACCTGTTGAAACGAAAATTGTTCTGGTTAAAACGAGTGATGGCTGGAAAGCTAACTAATAGATCGTTCTGAACGTGATTACTTACTTATAATGATACGTCTTGTCATTAACCTTTGCGGGTCAGCAGGTATAAGAAAACCTGCTATAAGATTGACTATTATTAGGTGGATTTTATCTTGTTGACTATATTATTTAAATAGGAAAAATGAGCTAAGCATAAAAAAGCCACGTTAAGTAATGTGGCTTTTGGTGTTGAATTAAAATTACATTAATGTTTTGGCCATGTGTGAGTCATTTTTCTCGCTTAAAAACATCATCAATGAAACTATTTTCATCGTTAAACATTAATGCCATAGATGAAAAAAACGGATGATTTTCCATAGTGCTTTTACATTGCAATTTAATATCATTGTTTTCATTTATCTTATTTCCTAGATGTTTCCAAGTGACATAAGATATTACATCGCTGATGAAAGTTAATGTGCTATTCTCAGTTTTTATATTTATCTCAATGTTTTTTAAAGTGTCAAGTGGTTTTTCATTTCCTTGATCATCTATTTCAGTAATCAAATTTTCACCCCGTAAAAATTTAAGAGGGATTTTCATGTCATTTTTAAATTTCTTAATGGTTTTATTTTCTATATGATCACTAATACATGTTAATGAAAATGATTTCTTGTTTTGAGACAAAGATATTTTAACTCCATTTATAATTAGCTTTGTCATTAAATGTTCAAATAAAGTACTATGCAATAGGTCTTTTTTATTTGGGCCGATTGTAGAGGAAGAGTTAAAACGATGGTATCCATTGACATATATTGCAGAGTAAGTCCATTTTATTTCATATAATCTCATAAATGTCCTTACTCTAGATATAACCAGTTCCTTTTCTTCCTTATTTAATGATGCCATATGTAATTTACCATCGATAGACAGATCATTAAAGCTTTGTTCTATGATATATCTCATGCGACTCAAATCATTTTCGTTCAATAAAAAACCTGCCATTACGCCAAAATCACCGATATATTCTTCAGTATTCTTCGCATACCCTTTTGCACCGGACTCATCAATAATAATTATTTGTTTTAGCACTGAAATTCCCTCATGAATTTAAAAAACATCTATAATACATTATAAAGAATCTTTTATGAAAAAGAACTAATGATTTCCTTCATAGAAAAAAATAATATTATTTAAATAAAATTCAGTTTATACTTGATATAGTTTAATATTGATTTTCATAAGAAATCTAGTTTTTCTAAGCAGGATGAACCTATCTATTTTTACTAAATAGAGAACGCTTCAACGCTTGATGATTTCTACTCTGTCCTGATACAGGTAGTGAAGTAGGAGTATAGTCCAGATCGTTGCCTATTTTGTGTTGTTCCTCTTTTGGACGGCTTGGGAAGCGTCTGATCTCATCCTTGTTTGGCTTGTAACCATCAGCATTAAATCTGACACGCTTTTCATGCTCAGAACGTGAAACATAGATACCCTGAACCTCGTCAAAGACATAGTTTTCAGCAATACGCTTATCATGTTCAGCATCCACGGAAACAGGTGCAGGTTTCTTCTTGGCCCAGACAAATTTTTCCTTGAAGAAATCCACGACCAACAGAGTAAAACGCTTGAAGATACCATCCTGACGCGGTTCAATTTGTTTCTTCTTGGACTTAACAGGAGCGCGTTTATCTGCTCTGGTTTTTGCTGAGAATGGGGTTTTCAATTTAGTTCGTGTATGAGGTGCGGGAGCAACCAGAACAGGCTGTTGGTCTTCTGATGATGACTGCGAACCCGTTTCAGGCAATACGATCTCAACAGGCTCAGGCAGCTCGGACACGGTGAAGCTTCTGAGGTCAACAATGATCTGTTGGTCCAGATCTTTAAAGGTTCGGTAGGTGACTTGAGCTTCCTGTTTCATCTCATCACGAACAGCCTGTTCAGCAGCACGGTTTTCCTGAACACTCTTGCTGTTCCACTTAGCACGATGAATACGCTGCATGGGGGTACGGCTGGTTAATATTGCCTTAGCAAGCCATAACGCTTTGTCTTCAACATCCAAGGTAATAGCGGCATTTTCCAAGGCTTCATTGTGTTGAGCATCAATAGAACGGTGATCAATACGTTCTTCAGTGCCAGCGGCTTCAAGATAACCATTGGTGAGAGTAGACCACGCTTCACGCCATAGGATCACGTTTTTCTTCTCATTCCAGCTTCTATCCTTTTTGCCAAAGCCTTCAGCCGTAATTGGCTTTAATGTCAACATCACATGAGCATGGGGGTTATTACTGTCCAGATCGTGGAAAGCGATATCGGCAATCATTCCCTTATCGACAAAATTATTTTGGCAGTATTCCAACACCAGTTTTATTTTGTCCTCGTTGTTTAGCTCACAGGGAATAGCAACATCAAAATAACGGGCTGTCTGACCATCTTTCTGGCGTTCAACTCTTTCGACTTCATTCCATAAGGTTGTTGAGTTTTTAATAATATGAGCCGGTGCAGAAACTGGCGCTAATATTTGATGATGGAATAAATCTATCCTGTGGCTGAAATCGTAAGTATTACCTGTGTGATCATCTGTTATTTTACAACGCGCATGATAAGCCGCCTTTCTACAGGAAGACATACCCTCAGAACGTTTCACAATTTTAAACTCCAGATGAAATATCGCCATAAAATACAAACCTTAAATATAACTATGCAGCTGTTAGTTTTTCGTAAGAAAAACTTTTGTTTTGACCTTGGTTTTTCTTTTAGCCTGCGGCAGGCAACTGTCGGTAGACCCCACACGCTCACGAAGTGAGTGTATAAGTGGGCATTGTTTTGATAACAATGTAAAAGCTCTCCTTATTAATTAATACAACTAATATGAAAGGCTGTAAATAAAGAGAAAACAAAACGCCGAATTAAGCGGCGCAATATAGATTAAAGGTAGATGTCATCCGTTAATATTATTAGATGGCTTCCAATAAATGTCTGAAGGACAAGACGAGTTATCTATTAGGCTATGAAAATGAAATCAGTAATGGGGAAAATTAAGTAACGTGGTGAGTAAGAAGCTTTGGAAATAACTATTACCTACAATCGTGTTGCATAAATACATTTCATGGCGGATTAATAGCAGTTAGTGTTATCAATAATTTGTTATTTAAATAAATATGATGCAAGTAATAAAGAGAAGATATAAAAAGGAAATAATATGAGACTTGGTGAACTGGACGACGTGGCATTAATTCTACTTGGTGTTAATGCAATAATGTGGGGAATTAATATTGGACTATTGAGCTTATGGATAGTGAAATAAATATTACTCATAACATTGATTTTTATTGTAAATATGCTAATGAATAGAAAAGGAGTAAAATACAAGGGGCATATATGTTTAAAAAAAATGATGAGGCTATCGATTTAGAAGCCAAAAGGCTGCTTGATGACGGGATCTTTACTGATTTTGAAAAAGCCTATTTAGAAGCAGAAAAAACAATAATATATATAAGGGAAAAAGCAAAAGAGAGACAAGAGAAAAGTAAGTTTCGATTGAAGATAAAATCAATAAAGAAACAACTGAGTTCTGATCATGAAAGTGTGAACATCCCTTACAGAAATAAAAATAAATATTAAGGGGGATTTATGACAGAGAAGACGATTAAACAACAAATCGCAACAGCACAAGAACGACTTTACTTTTTGGAATCTAAAAAGAAAAAAGACGACAAAAAATTAAATACACAACAAAAAATAATTTTAGGCGCAGAGGTTGCTAAAGTTTTAGGATGTGATATTAGTCAAGTAGATAAGAAATTAGTATTTGGTATCCTGCTGGATATTTATTCTCTTCATGAGAATGACATTGAAAACTATCGTGAACGAGGTCAAATTTATCTTGATACTATCATTAATAAATCTAAATCCTAATATCATTTTATTTCACGTCCGAACGGTGAACCGGTTTAAAACTTGTTTTTAAGCCGGTGAACTGTTGAGCAAGCCCAGTAAGGCGCGGTAGCCTATTTCTTTATTCCGCTATGCTAAAAATATCCTTTGTTCATCTTGACCTCTTTTTTATTTTTGTTAATTAATGATTACGTGAAAATAAAAAAGGACGCAAAAATGATTAAACAATATAAAAAAGGATTTTCCTTATTAGAGTTGGTATTGGTTTTAGGCGTTGGCACTGCAATGGCTTTTATTAAATTTCAGGATATGAAAAATGAGCAAGAAGTTGCTATAGCTAATACAGTAGGAGCGCAGATAAAGCAAGTTGGTGAAGCGGTTAATCGCTATATTAGTATTCGATATGACAAGCTTTCAACCCTGACAAGCAGCACCAGTCAATCCAATGATCCGGGGCCAAGAGTTTGTTCATCCAATGGCTGTGAAATCACTTATCAGACATTAATTAATGAAGGACTATTGCCTGTCAGTTATACCGGGATAAATGCCAATAAATCTTCATATAAGATTTTATTGAAACGTTCAGGTATAGCTCCTAACTATGTGATCAATGGTCTTGTGATGACAACGGCAATATGGAATGAAGGAGGAAAAGTTCGCTATGACCTCCTTGGTAAAGCGATGCAATCGGCAGGAGTAGACAGCGGAATGACCCGCTCACCCACTGTAGCTTCTGGCTATGGTGGTCAATGGAATGAAAAATCATCTGACTACAGCAATATCACTACAGAAGGTTTATTGGCCTATCGTGTGGGCTATGATTCATCAATGTATTCGGTTTATCTGCGCCGTGATGGCACATTGCCAATGACGGGAGACCTGAATATGGGCGGCAAAAATATTAAAAACGCCAAAGATATTACCGCTGCAGGCACTGTGATGGCTGAGATATTAAAATCGACAGGAGCAACCAATGTTGGCGGTGCCTTAACCGTTGTAGGGAATTCGGCTTTGACTGGTCCTGTAGAAGTAAGATCTACCTTATCGGTCAGTGGTGCTTCAACCTATGGCGGTGTTGTTCAGGTTAATAATGTGATTAACGCCACCGGCAATATCAATACGACTGCGGATATTAACAGTAAGCGTGTTTATTCTGGTTATATTCAGTCGACAGGGCGTATCACATCAGATGAGTATGTTCAGATAAATGGGATTGCTGTATCTGGTGCAGCCTGTTCACCTAATGGGCTTATTGGGCGATCAAATGCAGGGGATATGCTGTCTTGTCAATCCGGTGTTTGGGGTTCAGGTGGAAAGGTAGAAGTTGTTTATGGGAGTAATCCTGTATGTTCAGCGAATAAAATCCCTGTTGCACGCTACTGGACGCAACCGGGTGGTTCTAACTATGGCAATTATTGCACCTTACAAACCGGCTGGGCTGGAGTCACGATACCTTCCTGCGAATCGTGCGTAAACTGGGAAAAATGCCATATGGTTTATTCTGCATCATGGTCAGCCACGGCGTGTAGTTAGTCAATTTATAGGGATTGTATGGTAATATTTATGGTGGTGATGGAGATCATTTATGTGCGCACAAAACATTTTTCGTGATGAAATGTGCGTATATAAATTCTATCTGAAGCTAATAATTAAGTACCATGAGAGGTTTGTGAGTGTTATTTTAACTCTTTTATTTCATCAACTAAATCATCCACATTAGGAGGTGTTTCTTTATTAAAGAATAAATATCCTGTTCGAAATGTACATATTAGAAAAATTATAATAAATGTTGTTTTCCATACTGCTGCTGTAATACCAATAAAATCTTTAAAATCTGAAGTTAATAAAGAAATTAATAAGGTAAATGCAATGCTGAGTGGTGTTATCCACTGTTTCTGTTTTTTTACCTTGTCAGTATATTTATCTAAAATGCGGAGGAGTTTATCCTGACTTACCGCTATTATGTGTGTGGACGTATTAATTGATATACCATCAAAATTGATAAGGCCAGCACCATTAGTATTATTATCTTTATCCGCCATAATGCTACTCCTTATCTATCCAGAATTGAGCAGTTAGCGAGTTTGTTTCTCCAATTCTGATATTAGAAAGCATCAACTGTACAGTTTTTCCTTCAATATTCATTATAGGATATAGTTTGTTCAATGCTGTAGATAAACTATTATCCCATTTATAAAGAGTCATTCGAGAGGTGTTTTCTCCTTCCGGTTTAAATGCAACAGATTGCTTGACTGCTGAATCATCGAAATGGATATTTAAGTTTAAAGTCAATTCTTTTTTTAATTTTGGGAATACATCGGGAGTTACAGTAACAGATAAGGATAGAATTTCTGAAGGTGGAATTAAGTATGTTCCTCCACCTAACAGTCTACGTCCGCCAAGGGATGCCTGCACAGTCATATTTATCTCCTGTTATTTAATATTATCTCGAGTTATTTTATGGAATTCGACAGGTGTTGTGGGTTCAAAACTCTTTGCGTAGCCATAGCAAACATTTGTCCATTGGTGATTATTATAAAAAGCAAGTATTATCTGTTTTACTGTTTGATAGCCAATGCTAAATTCATCTCTTAGCTCGTGCTCAAACTCATGCCAATTGACTGATTCACTTGCCTCAAGTTTTTTATCATACTTTTCAAAAATATCATGCGCACGATCTAAATCACTTTCACCCCAATTCATAGAAAAAATCAATGCTTCTACAGGATGTGTCTGATAGTTGATAGATTCTCCTAGAATTCGAATCTGGTATTTAAGCTTTTCAAGATCTCTCGATATTTCATCAATATTCATGCTTTTCACTCCATCTGATAGATTGTCGAACTCATTGTAGACACGATATCTTGCATATTTGCTTGAAGATCATGAACATCTTGCGGATTTGGATTGCCGGAGTTCCATGAAATCTCATATGAATTTAGTTTCCTCTGAGCTTCTACAATAAGTGCCCTGACGCTTGCATCTGGGCCTAAAGTATTCAATGAACTTAAGGCAATATCGAAATGCTCGCGAGTTTTGTGAATTAATTCTCTTGGTCGTATACCCCGAGGAACTGTTTGGGACGATGTTGGTAACCTTCGAATCTCATCTTGAGCACGTTTCAATCGATCAGCTATGTCTGTAAGGTTAATTTTCCTAATGTCAAATTTTATCTGATCTTTGTAGTTTCGAGCTTTCGTGACTTGCCAAATAGTGACACCCATACCAAGCAACGTAACCAATGTGCCAGTGATCGTCACAATGCTATCCCATGTCAAAGAAATCTCTCCGTTTGAAAACAACTATTATTTTATTATTTAGTTAACTGTTATTGATAGTATAACTACATTTTTGGTGCAAACTCAAACGCCCTAACACGGACGTTGTTTATCTTCTGATAGCTTAGTTGACGCTCAACAACGTCCTTTGACCACAAACCTGATTCAGTCAATATGCTACCAGTTTTAGAATGGAAACTATGACCGTAAACTTCTACTGGGTATCATTACTACTCATTTAAAGCAGACCTTGTTGGAGTTGTAGGGTTGCATCACTATCACGCAGCAATAGCCTTATATTTCTGCACTTGAATATAATCCCCCCACCATTGCATAAGATCTGCTCTTTCGACGAGATACTCTGCACGATTGTAAGCGGCTATAATCTCAGTGCTTTTGGTATGAGCCAAAGCTGATTCAAGAACTTCCGTCCTGAATTTACCGCATTCCTCTGCTGCTGTCCTTGCGATAGATCGCATACCGTGGGCAACCAATTCACCACCTAAACCCATACGGATTAACGCTGCATTGGCTGTTTGCTCATGCATATGTGTCAGCGGAGTTTTTATGCTGGGAAATACCCATTCACGATAGCTGCTGATAGGCTGCATATTTTCGAGTATACGAAGAGCTTCTTTGCTGAGCGGTACCTTATGAGGACGTTTCATCTTCATAAATTCAGGGGGGATGTTCCAGATTTTGTTTTCTGCATCGATGTCAGCCCAACGCGCACGAACAGCCTCTCCGGGGCGAACCCAAGTAAGCAACTGCCATTCAATTAACATACGGGTTTCCAGACGGACTGAGGCATTAGCTAAAGCAGCCATAAATCTTGGTAGTTCGCTGGGGGGAAGGGCGGGCATATTTTGCTTTTTAGGTTTACTAAAACGCTGACCGAGGTTATCAGCAGGATTAAACTCAATAAGTTCTTCTGTCGCTGCCCAGCGGAAGATTTCATTCAGGCGGGAAATGATTCGGCGCAGGGTTTCCAATACACCTCGTTGTTCAATTGGGTCAAGATGCTGCTTCAATAACTTAGGCCGGATCTCTTTGATAGGAACATTGCCTAATCCGGGGAAGATATTTCGTTCAAGACTACGCCAGATGTCTACTGCATGGTCTTTGGATATACCAGATGTCTTTACCTTCTCATCTAACCACTTTCGAGCAACGGCTTGTAGCGTGTGCTCAGTAGCATCCTTTAATGCATTAGCTTTATCGTTGTTATGGACTTGTGGATCGATGCCATTGGCAAGTAAAGATAGGTATTCATCCCGCAAAACTCTTGCTCTTGCTAACGTGAGGTGGGGGTAGGTTCCGAGGCTTATCTTTGTTCGCTTTTTAGTTACTGGCACTGCATACCTGAAATACCAATTTTTCTTTCCACCCCTTGAGAGGGGGGCGATTCTTAGCATTAGGCCATCACCGTCAAACAAGTTGATTTCTTTGTCTGCAGGTTTAGTGCTTTTGATTTCAGTATCCGTGAGTTTTTTAGCGAGTTTTGCCATTTTGGGACCCTCAAGTTTTGGACCCTTTGTGTAGGGTCCCAAGGAGGGTGCCATAAGTAGTGGTTTCTAGCAATTCTCGGTAGACTACTATAGACGTAAAAAAGCCCGCAAGGCTGGTTCCATGCGGGCTTAGTAGACTTTACTATACTTCAATAAAACAAAATGTGGTGGAGCTGGGGGGATTTGAACCCGCGTCCGTAATCTCCTAACTTATTGTTAGAGAATGCTTATTTTTATTATTTTTCTGGCGCGTATCCTGTGCGGCTCTTTTGGTGTACTTCTTCTGTCATTCCGCTGTATTCCTTCAGGAACGAACCATAGTGTCTGAATAACATCTCCGGCCCCTTGTGGCCCATCTGTCCTGCTAACCAGAATAAATTCGCGCCCTGGCTAATATGCATCGTGGCAAACGTATGTCTGGTCTGATAGGGATTCCGGTACCGGACGCCAGCCCTTTTTAAAGTTGGTATCCATGCTTTTTTTCTGATCGCATCAGCACCGGCCCAAGCCTCATTCGTTTTCGGATCATGGAAAACATACTCGTTGAGCATAAATGTAAATGGTTTTTGATTTTTGACAGCTAATAATGCATCAGAATCTAATTCTATTTTTCTTCGCCCCGCCTTAGTCTTCGTTCCCTTAATTACCCCTTCAACACTGGCCGTTATTACATGGGCTGTATTGCCGACGAGATCGAGATCTTGCCACCGTATCGCGCATAGTTCTGAACTTCTCATTCCAGTATGCAAAGCAAATCTAAAAAGGTTTTCCCATTGAGCATTCATCGCCGTGGATAGAATGGCTTTCGCTTCATCAGGTGAAAGCGGATCAACCACATATTCACTTTCTGATCGGACATCTTCACCTTGGTACCGGGATGCCGACACAAGAGAAACAGGGTTAGCCGACAGCAAGCCATCAGTTACTGCTTCATCTATCGCGGAGCCTAAGAACGATAATCTATTGCGGATAGTTTTCAGCGCTACCTTCTGGCCTTGTATCCAATTTTTAACCATCGCGGGCGTAAGGTCTGAGACATTAACTTCATGTAAATTGGATAGGGCGCTCATGCACTTTTTATAGCCGGCGATAGTACCTGGTGATAATTTACGGCTTTCACAAATTGAAATGTATTCATCCAGATATTTTTTGATGTGCTTCGAACTTTGGTTATTACCGAATACCTTCAATCGCACTGACCGAGGAAATTGATCAGCATAATTAAAGGTGCCTCGTTCTATTCTGTTGTGGATCTCACCCAATAGCCTTTCAGCATATTTGATATTTTTGGGTGTCACTTCGATGTTAGAAAGGGGTTCACGGCATTTAACCCCTTTATATGTGAAGGTGATATTGATTGTCTGCCCAGCTTTATGGCTGCGAACAGTTATGCCCCTTGGGAGCTTTGCCGATCCCCTCTCGCCCACTTTGAAACCTCCGTAAGATCAATCCAACGTTCTTTAACACCATCAACTTTCAAAACCTGCTTGCCCTCACGCCATACTCCACGCTGAACCCGCTTATTGATGGCTTCAACCGTCTCCCCCGTAGTAATGCAATACGCACTGATGGGGATGCAATCGAGACTAATCATACGAACCTCCACACTGTTTATTTAAAGGCCTGCCGCACGCAGGCCGTGACAAATTTATTCAATATCTGTGCTGGTGGCTGGAATGAGCCGCTGATAACGCTGCTTCTGCTTTCTCTGCGCGTTCTCGTAAGTCTTTTACATCTGACTCACTGAACCACTTTTCACCTGTTTGATTTTCCAGACGATGAATAAGCTCACCAATAGCCAAAGGTTTAATAAGTTCCTGCTGTGCCGCTTCCAGCTTGTCCGCTAGCAAGTCGATTATCTGGTATGCGTCCATCACTGTTTTTAAATGTGCGATAGTATGCTTATCCATCATGCCTCCTGCTTACGGCGTGAACCTTTGTATTCAGGCTCCGGTTTAAAACTAGGCTTGCGGACGATGTTCTTTAAAATCTCCGCCCAATTCTTGCGGCAGTTCACTACCCAGCGGCCATCATCAGTATCAAAGAACCCCGTTCTCACTGGTTCAGCTAGTCGCTCTAAAACCTCACACGGAACGGCGATAGCGCTACAACCGCTATTGTAATAGCCAAGGTTTGAAATGATTTTTTCTTCAGAGTACCGGCCCGCTGATTCAATTCGGCCTCGATAACCTGAGTCATTTTCAGCCCATAAAATAACGTATGAATCGCTGCGCTGATTATGGTTAATGCTGATAACAAAATATTCCTGATTAGGTTTTTTCATTGTTTGCTACCTTATCGGCGTGTGGCCACACGCAGACGTTCAAAAATTGCCGCTGCAAAAAGTCTTTCTTCACCCAGATCACATGCCGCAAAATATTCATGTGCTGCTGTTACTGCTGCTTGATGCTTAGTGAGAAGCACCATTTTTAATGCTTCAAGATGGCTGCGATCTCGGTGGGCTGCTAACGCTTCCGGATCGAATTCGATAGAGCGTAACCAGTAGCAAACTGGCCCGTCCTCAGTGTCATGAATTGAAGCCAAAAACCAACCATCTCCCGCAGGTGGTTTGGGTTGCCACAAACTGACATCACAGCCAACGGAGTCGAATGCCGCCTGCAGCTCCTCTGCATTTTCTTCGTTTTCCATCCAGCTCATCGCGCCAGTAACACGGTTACGCATTTTCCACGCATAGAATTCACCTTCAACGCCGAACTCATTACCATTTGCTGGCTCAAAGAAATCTGGATGAGTCCAGAAACCCAATGCATCACGCTCAACTTGTACCGCTGTAATTGTCTTGATCATCACTGTTTCCTCGCATAGAGAACGCTATCTACAGGTAAGCATTCATATTCTGGTGGCAGACCTTGCTGCTGGATGTCGGCTATACAGTTCTTATCATCCGGATAGACGTAGCCTTGCGGCTCGTACTGGCACGGCTGGAAGGTGTAGCAGACGAGTAGAAACAGGCCGTACATCATGATGCTATGGCCCCGGTTAGCTCATTGAAACGCGCCAAGAAAGCGATCCGCGCATCCCGTGGAGACATTGGCACTATTGCCATTTCTGCCGGTGGAATACCTGCCAGCATGGGCCACTCTTTACCATCATCGATGTCTAACTCTTGGCGCTCGGTGGTCAGCATCACCAGATCGCAGTAGTGGACGATCGCGGACATTTCGGCAGGCAACCCAAAGGTTTCACGAATGACGGTATCGACCTGCTGCTCAATAGCCTGGTAATCAGGCAGTAGGCGTTTAAGAGGTGAGGGGATATCTTTGCAATATGCCTCGGTTGCATCATGCAGTAAGGCTTCAAGGGCAAATTCTTCTGGCACAATCATGCTTATTAACAAGCAATGTTGGGCCACACTATAGAAATTAGGCAGGTGACCGGCAAAGCGGCATTCATGTGATAACGCCTGCGCGATATCTTCAATACAAATACTGCTGGCAACGGGTTTTAGATAATCAAAGTCCAGTCCTGAATAAGTCGTGATATAAGACATAAATATACTCCACACGGTTTTTAGGTAATACCCCACCAAATACCCCATTGCTGGGATATTTGAAGTGACACTCTTTAATTAAGGTTTAATTACGCTTTGAATTTTCCAATAAAGGTTTCAACTTCGACGCCTTTAAATTTATTTGTAAGCAGTTCTAAAAATTCAACAGCTATCTTTTCTTCTTCCGCTTCTAATTGAACAATGCGTAATACTAAAACGGGAGCATTGCCACCAGTGAGAATGCTATAGCGCAATTTAAATCGACGTTCGCCTAATCCCTCATAGGGAATACATTTAAATTCAAATGCCGCTGGCATAACGTCTTTGCTTTTAGCTTCTACGCTTTCCATTACAGATCGTTTCGCGCTGAAGTCTTGGTCTTCATGATCGGCTGAGCTAGTTTGTTCAATGGTAATGCGACGAACGGCACCAACGGCTTTCTTTATATCCAGCACTACACCATCAGCATCAAAGGCCAACAAGAACTCACGGTAATCTTCCAGCCATTCAGCAAGTTCTTTTTGCGTCTGTTTGCGTCCATCAATATTAAGCAGTTCACGGAATGGAGCTGTTTTCTTGAGTGACAGGCTGGCTGTGTTATCGGCATGACCGGGATTTTCCAGCGTACCAATATTAAAGATAGTTTCTGCGCGCATTTCATCCGCATCAATAAAGCAGCGAACACCGCCCCCCGCATAGCCAGATGAATATTTCACATATTCATCAATACTGCTGGTTTCCATCGCACCACGGAAGCGGTAACGCTCAAATTGGAACTGCTCAAGGCTTTTAACTGACACACCAGCAGGTAATGCAATGGTATCGCAAGCTGTGGAAGATAATTGTTTTTCAATAATTGAAGTTAAAACCATATCGCGAATTTGGGTGATAGCCGATGAATCTAATTGTTGAGACATATAAAGTCCTTAATAAATATAATTTGGTGATAGTGAATAAATTAATTAACGGTTTTTAATTTCCCGTCAGTCTCACCTTTAATGGTGAATAACTGGCCCTGATCTTCCTGCATAATTGCCAGCTTGCCGCCTTTACCAACGTACATCGGTGTTTCGGTAGTATCTTCTTCGGAGGACTTACCACGTGGCGTTGGGGTGGTGAATTTCAGTTTATGGGCGATCATGACACGCTTTTCTTCCATTGAATTACTCATGCGAGATAAATCAAATTCAATGGTGACTTTGCCTTTACCACCGTTATTCAAAACACCTAACGCGGCTGCATTTAAAGCGGCAGATATTTTGTTTTCGAAAATACCGGCATCCAACTCTCCAAGAAACTCCGGTACCACGGTTTTTCTGTCTTTACTCATCGGGGTGACCCTCAGTAATGCAGTTCGCACTGCGTTGTTTACTCCACACACAGAGAAGTACTCCGATCCGGGGGCTTTATACTGTACGGGTTTAAAGGGATAACCCGCCCGGAGCACTTCTCTCTGTGTGAAAAAGGGCGGCTGGCCTAATCTGGTGTTGGCAGGCGCAGCCGCTAAAGACACAGCACAGCAATGGAACAAGGATGTGATTTCCGGCGCTTATCTCCGGCTGCTGCAATTGCACAGGCTAGCTCTTTGGCAAACCACAATCGGTTAAGTACTTAACAAATGCTCATGCGATTGTGAGCCTGGTTACTTCTCCACCTCAGGCGGCGGTGGTATCTTGGGAGTTCTCACACAACCAAGAAAGGACGCTATATGAATACCTATGCAAATCTGTGGAATGAAATTTCTTCTGACATCTGCAGTAAGTACAACGTGCCACATTCATATTTTTTCGAAAAAGAGCAAATTGGTCGAAGTGATGTTTTAATTGCTAGAAACCATGCTTATTTGATTCTTATGCTGGAGTTGGTCCTCCAGGAGCACAGAGATAAATATTCTCTACCATTTGAAAAACTCTCTGGTTCCGCTGCCCTTCATCATAAAATTTTCCTTAAAACTAAGTGGCTCCCACAGGTCATTAGAGATCTATGCTACGAGGATTGCCTGTTTGTGCTTCTTGAGGATCTTCGACCTGAAAACTTTTCAGCTGAAGCCCAAAGTTTTTTAAAAAATATCGAAGCTCAGAAATTTGTTTTTGAACCAAACAAACCTCTGTTGGAAGGGTGGACTCCTGAGAAGTACGAACTCCAAGTAAAACACCTTGCTCAAAACATCCGCTAACCTCTCTACCCCATGAGGCTGCTGATATCAAATCACTGTCCATCGCAGCCTTTTGTTTTACAAAGCACTTAACGACATAGAGTCGATGTTCCAGCCAAGCTAAGAGTTCCTCAGCATTTAAGTCACCTGCGTAAATGTACGGTTCGCGCTCTGCACTCATGCTTATTACTCCACACTGTTAACCCTGCTAAGCGAATCATCCGGTGTATGCCACTGGCTGCTACTACGTGGGCGTCCTGCCTGTCCGCTGTTGATGTATTAAATCTAATTTAACTTAGGTTTTGTGTCAATATTAAATCTAATAAAACTTAGCTTTGTGGGTATAAGACTCTATAAAGAGTCGAATTTTAGTTAGAGTTCGTACTGTACGCCGCGAACTACACCGATGATGGTGCAATTGCCATTGATTGGAATATTGTTATAACGTGGGTTTAGTGGGACTAAGTATTTGTGAGGGCCATCGATGAGAAGTTTTTTTACGGTAGCTTCGTCTGTACCAGCTAACCGAGCAACGACTATCTTACCGCTTGAAGCTTCAACTTCAGGATCAACAATAACAACCGCACCTTCTGGAATACTGGGTAATCCATAAGGGTTGGTCATGGAGTCACCTTTCACACGCAAGCCAAAAGAGGTCGGCGAAACTCTCAAGCCTGTATCCATCCATTCATCAACGTTATCAATAATTTCTGCTGCGGCACTTTCTGTAAAAGCACCTGCTTGAACCCAAGAGAGAATAGGTATACGACGCACGCTAGAAATTACTGGCTCAGCACCACCAAAATCAACACCATAAAGAATATACCCTTCAGATGTATTGAAGAATTTTGCTAATTTAATTAATGATTCACCCTTGGGTACGTTGAGGTCTTTTTCCCAATAACCAACGGACACATCAGAAACACCACAATAAACGCCTAAGGCTTTCTGTGTTGTTTTTGATGCTGTTCTTAGCCGTTTAATACGCTGACCAACAGATTCCATGAACTTATCCTAATCAACATGAAGCTAAGTTATCTTAGTTTCAATTGACCAAAGATAAATTTGCTTTTAATATCTAAGATAACTTAGATGGAGGGTGCTATGACTACTGATGAATTAGAGAACTATTTCGGCGATGCAAACCTCGTTGCTGAATTTTATGGGGTGTCGCCTGAGGCCATTTACCAATGGAGAAAGCGACCAGGGCGATTAATTCCAAAAGGTCGAGCGGCAGAGGCAGCGCTAAGAACAGACGGCGCTCTGAAGTTCAATCCAGCTCTCTATAAAAACAATAGAGCTTAATAAGCCCCAGTTAAACCACCAAAGAGAGAGAAACATTGTGGATAACAAAGACTTTCCAACTCAGCCGGATATTAGCGACGCGATACACCAACTGATCACCCAGACGCCGGGCAAGTATGACGCGATGGCTAAACAGTTATGCCCACTGTCCGGTACCGAGAATGCACTGCGTAACCGCGTTCGTCAGTTAGCGGGGCAGGTTGTGCCGCTGGGGATGGCCATAGAAATGGAATCAATCTCTGGCCGTTCCGACATTACCGAAGCCATGTGCAAGCGAGCTGGTGGTGTGTTCGTAAAACTGCCGGAAGTGAATGACATTGGCAACGACGAGCTGCTTATCAAATTTAACGATCTGCTGGTGGCTTTGGGTGATTTTGGTCGTGCTCATAATGAGTTTACCGCTGACGGTGTGTTAGACCGTGATGAGACTAAGAGGCTGAAAGCTAAGGGGTATAAAGCACAGTCAATTATTGCAGAGATTATTGCGATATCGGTGATGTTATGGGGTGACGCCTCCGTGTGCGGCACAGAGGCGTCGGGTGCATTAACTAAACGTGTGGAGTAATTAACGCATGAACATTGTAGCGGCTAAACGTTCTATTCCGCAACTGCGTTGCGTTTGTGTCAGTCCGTTCCGGTATGAACGAATGATAAAGGGCCGGTGGGTACCGTGCAACCACAGCAGGGCGCGGGGAATTGTGGGTGCTGTTCGTCGTAAGTGGGGCCGCGTATGACTAATCCCGGCTCAACCACTACAAACCCAATCCAACTACTTGATCGTTATTACAACGATAAGCGCGGCGTTCGTGTTCACGTCATTCGCTATGACAGCACCACAGGAGAGGTTATTTACCTGCGTGATGGCTATGAGCATGGCGAGTTATCAAAGCCTATCAGACGGTTCAGGGCTGAATTTTCCAAGGTGGATGTATGAGCGTAAAGCTATCCAGTTATGTATGGGACGGCTGTGCTGCTGCTGGTATGAAGATATCAAAGGTGGCGATTATGGCCCGTCTTGCTGATTTCTCTAATGATGAGGGTGTGTGCTGGCCGTCAGTAACGACGATTGCCCGCCAGATCGGTGCGGGCGAAAGCACTGTTCGCACTGCGCTGGCTGATCTGGAAACTGATGGCTGGTTAAGCAAGAAAGCCCGCCGTGCCGGTAACAGGAACGCCAGTAATGTTTATCAGTTGAATGTTGCCAAACTTAAGGCTGCTGCTCATGCGTCAGAATCTGACACCTCAAAACCTGATGGGTCAAAATCTGATGGCTCAAAATTAGACGGGTCAGAATCTGGCAATAATGGGACTTTTGACCCGTCAGAATCTGGGGGCGATCCGTCAGTAAATTCAACACCAGATCCATCAAGTATAAAACCTACTTGTCAGCCGCCGATGGCGACCGACCCTGAAGTCGAAATTACTGATCAGGCCAAAGACGTTTTAAAACACTTGAACTTGACCACCGGCTCTCGGTACCAAACCAGCAAATCATCGCTGGAGAACATCCGCGCCCGACTGAAAGAGCAATTCACTGTTGCCGAGCTGAAACTCACGGTTGATTACCTCCACGCGAAGTGGGCTGCTGATTTGGATATGGCCGAGTATCTACGTCCTACAACACTTTTCCAGCCAACTAAATTCCCTGGATACCTTGAAGGTGCTAGCCGCTGGCATGCACACGGACGCCCAGTCCGCAAAGATGGCAAATGGGTTAAGGCGAGCGGGGAATTACTGACTGGCGATACCACTCTGCGCGATAAAGCCTACATGCGGTTCATTGGTTCAGGCTTACCTGTTCGTAACCCAACCCCACTTGAAACCATGGTCAGCAACGAGGCTAGCAAACTTGGTTTGCGCGGTATGGGGAATGGTTTTGGCGTGAGTAAGTGGAATGCCATCTGGAAAGAATGCAGCCAGCGCGTGAGCGGGGAGAAAGCAGCATGACCTATCAAATCATTTATGCAGATCCACCGTGGCCTTACCGTGATAAAGCCAAGAGCGGGCAACGTGGCGTTGATTTCAAATATAAGACTATGGACCTTGCTGATATTTGCCGTTTGCCTGTGTGGGAGTTGGCGAGTGAAAGCTGTTTGTTAGCTATGTGGTGGGTGCCAACTCAGCCAATTGAAGCTTTGAAAGTTGTTGAGGCTTGGGGCTTTCGGTTAATGACCATGAAGGGCTTCACCTGGCACAAAACCAACAAATTAAAAGGGAACAGCGCTATCGGAATGGGCCATATGACCCGCGCCAACAGTGAAGACATGCTATTTGCAGTAAAAGGGCGATTGCCTGAGCGTTTGAATGCGTCCATCTGTCAACACCAGACCGCGCCACGTGGTGAGCACAGCGCCAAACCTGATATTTTCCGTGATCTGCTTGTTTCTTTGTTGGGTGATGTTCCTCGCATTGAACTGTTTGCCAGAACACAGGCAGAGGGATGGGATAGTTGGGGTAATGAGTGCATCAATAGTCTGGAATTAACCCCTGCCACTATTCTGCCTGCAACCCAAACCCAGCAGCGAAATATTCCTGAAGTTATTCCGGTACCGGATAGCGGGGTAACTGCTTGAAACTCACCCTGCCATTTCCACCATCGGTAAATAGTTACTGGCGCGCCCCGAGTAAGGGGCCGCTAGCGGGTCGCCATCTTATCAGCGTCAAAGGTCGTCAGTTCCGGTCTGAGGCTTTGGCCTGCATTCTTGAGCAGTTGCGGCGGGTACCGAAAACCATCACCGATCCAGTTGCCGTCGCTATCGTTTTCTACCCTCCCAATCTGGTTCGGCGGGATCTGGATAACTTCCTGAAAGCGCCACTGGATGCCCTGACTCATGCGGGTGTATGGGCTGATGATAGCCAGGTGAAAAAGCTAATGATTGAGTGGGGGCCAATCGTCAAGGGAGGGAAGATAGAGATAGTTATCAGCGAGGTGAATATAAATGTTCACCTTTCGTAGTGTGGTAATGTACAGTGGTTGTGCAGTTATTCACCTTTCCATGTGTGCGGACATTGGATTGGGTAGGTTGGTAAAAACTAATGTGTGGAGTGAATTATGAATCAGTTACTCGTAATTGAGGGTGTTTCCGTTCGTCTTGATAATGCTGGCCGTTATTGCCTGAATGATTTGCATCGTGCAGCTGGTGCATTAGATAAGCACAAACCTGCATTCTGGCTCAGGAACGAACAGACTGTTCAATTAGTGACCGAGTTGCAAATTAGCAACTCGCCTACAGAACAACCAGTTTATGTCGTGCGCGGCGGTATCGAGCAGGGTACTTATGTCTGTAAAGAGTTGGTATATGCCTATGCTATGTGGATCAGTGCATCGTTTAGTCTGAAAGTTATCCGAACATTCGATCTGGCCGTCAGCCAATCAATCACCGCAGTAAACCCATCAGCAGATAAGATGCAGGCTGGTGTCATTTTATTAGAGTTCATGCGTAAAGAACTCAATCTATCTAATTCTTCTGTTCTCGGTGCCTGTCAAAAGCTACAGCAGGCAGTCGGATTACCCAATCTTGCCCCACAATATGCCATTGACGCCCCTACTGATGCTGTTGATGGCTCAAGCCGTCCAACTATGGCACTGAGTACGGTACTCAAATCTCGGTCAATCCCCATTAGGGCAACAGTGGCATTTGGTCGTTTGTCCGAGCTGGGTATTGTTGAACGCCGATCCCGTCCAAGCACATCACCAAAAGCTAAAGGAGGACTTAAATACTTTTGGTCGGTGACGTCAAAAGGGCTGCTTTATGGCAAGAACATCATCAGTCCTGGCAATCCCCGCGAAACACAGCCTCATTTCTATGAATCAAAGGTGGATGAGCTTATTAAGTTAATGATGACGGCTAAAGCAGCATGAGGGCGCTATTAACCCCGTTTATTCAGCGTGAGCTGGGCGTGGTGATATTGAAGCCAGGTGCAGATTTATTGCCGTATATGTCAGGCCGATTGCTGGTGGCCACTGAACCGGATGAGTTTAAATTGCTGCCTGCTGGCGCGTTGCCGGTCGCCAATCAACAGCTAGCCAATGATCCGCGATTATTACCCTTCTTTGAACATGAGCAGGTTATCAATGCTGCTGGTGGCCCGCGTGTGCTTGAGGCATGGGTTGAACGGCTGAAAGAGTGCCAGTGGCATGATCCGGATGATAGCCATGACCGCAATCTCACCACCTTGCGTTATAACCAGCGGTCAATTCGTCTGTGCTGGCATCACGACAATAAGCTGAGAGAGCAGACACTTCCTCGCTTAAATCAACTGGCGACCAATAATCTCATAGCTTGGGTGGTAGAAACCGTTCGCGGCTACTTCCGTTTTTCTGAGGGCCACCAGCTGACGTTGCCAGAGCTGTGTTGGTGGGCGGTGGTTAACGAGGTTTACGACCTGTTGCCGGATGCTATTGCCCGTTCTTCTCTGCGTATGCCACCAGCGGTGGTTGAAACCGGCGGCACAAAAGAAAGCGATATAACCTGGGCACCCGCCCCAAGCGAGATAGTTGCTAAAAAAGTGGTTAAGGCCAAGCCACCAGCAGAAGTGGCAGTAAAGCCAGCATTAGCACTCAAAGCCGATGCTGAGCCACTAGCGGGTTTTATGCTTAGGCCAAAACTGCGGCGCTGGGAGAACCGGAAATACCTGCAATGGGTTAAATCACAACCATGTTGTGGTTGCGGTGATGGCGGTTGTGACCCTCACCACATTATCGGACATGGGCAGGGCGGCATGGCAACCAAGGCGCATGACCTATTCACATTCCCTTTGTGCCGTAACTGTCACGATGAATTACATGCCAACCAGCGCGCGTGGGAAGAGAAGTACGGTAGCCAGATAGTTCTATTATTCCGTTTTATGGATCGTTCAATCGGTATAGGGGCTTTAGCATGAGAGACATTTCTTTAGTTTTGGCCCGCTGGGGCGTTTGGGCGCGTGATAGTTCCGGTGTTGATTACTCACCTATCGCAGCGGGATTTAAGGGGTTATTACCAGCCACTTCAAGTCGTCAAGAATCCTGCTGTGATGATGATGGCTTAATCATAGATTCGGCAGTAGGTCAGTTAAAGGCTCGGCGACTGACGCATGAATATTCACTGATATGCCTGCATTACGTACTTGGCGTTTCAAAGCGGCAAATAGCGAAGCGATACAAGGTATCCGAGGGCAGAGTTCGCCAGCAGATGCAGGTCGCAGAGGGGTTTATCGATGGTTGCCTGGCAATGACGGGTGCCGTTCTTGAGATGGATCCTTACACCCAAATCCAACATATTCATGAAAATGATAAAAAAGGATTAGTGCGCTACGCATAAAGTGTTCTAGTGTGATAAGAGTTGGTTGTGCAGTAGCGCTTATCCAGTCAAATAAACCTCGCTTCGGCGGGGTTTTCTTCTTTTTGATTAAATGGAAATATCAGAAAATGTATTAAAACTAGGCGTTCCATCTAACGGATAAATGATTAACATTTATTACTGTGTATTTGTACAGTGTCATGCTATTCTTATCAGCATATTGGAATGACAGGTCAGAGATATACGTTTCATCAACCATGATATGTTGTAAGATGAAAAGTACCTTTTAAACCTAGGATGGTTTAAAGAATACTATGGCATATTCAGTTAAGCATATTCATGATTTTGCGAAAGATATTGAGCAACTTGGCACCAAAGAAAAATTTTGGTTCCGCTTTTCAAATGATGGTAAATCTGAAGGATTATGGCTTTTTAAATATTCCAGAGATAATACAGGTGAACATTGGTCTGAAAAGTGTGCAGCGGAACTTTGTGATCTTCTGGAGATACCACATGCACCTTATGAGCTCGCAATCGCACACGAAAGGTTAGGTGTTATCACTCCCAACATTATTCCTCATGGGCATAGGATGGTTATGGGAAACGAAGTATTGCATGCTCAGAATGCAGGATATCCTAGCCCTCTTTTACAAGGTGAACGAGTCGTTCGAGTTAGAGAGCATACGGTTCAGCGAGTTTTGGGGTGTTTAGATAGAGAACATATTCTTCCTCCAGCAAGTGATTATTTCCTTAATGATCTAAACGCAGGCGATGTATTTTGTGGCTATCTAATGCTTGATGCACTTATTAGTAATCAGGATAGACATCATGAAAACTGGGCCATTATTCTCAATAATGAAACTAAAGAATGTTTCCTTTGCCCAACATATGATCATGCAGCAAGTTTAGGAAGAGAGCTATTAGAGGCTGAATGTTCGGAGAGGCTTACGACAAAAGATACAAACCGCTCTATTCCATGTTTTGTCCGTAAAGCTCGTTCAGAATTATTCCGTTTTAGAACTGACAGAAAGCCAATGTTGACTGTTGAAGCTTTTCATCATGCGGTAGATAAGCGACCCGAAGCTAAGCGACACTGGTTGAGTAAATTGTCCTTATTAAATGATGATGCTATTCGCGGAATTTTTCACCAAGTAGAGAATGTGGGCCTCACTGAAGTGGCAAGAGATTTTGCGGTAGCGATGGTACTAGAGAACAAAAGAAGGTTACTTGAAAATGACAATGCTTAATTCTGTCTATGTGGCATGGCAAGCACCTGTAACTCATGATTGGCATGTTGTTGGTAACCTCCAAGAGCGTAACGTTGGATATGTATTTAACTACACAAAGGGAGCGTTAAGTTCAAACAATTTTATGCCTTTCAGTGGAATGAATGACTTGTATGGAACTTATGTTTCAGATGAGTTATTCCCGTTATTTAAAAATCGGATCCTCTCTACTCGCCGTCCAGAATACCCTCACTTTATCAAGTGGTTGGGTCTGAAGGATGAAGAAGCTACTCCGCTTGAGGTTTTGGGGCGTTCAGGCGGTCTGAGAAGTACGGATCAGTTGCAAGTATTTAAGAAGATTGAACTCGATACTTCCAACTATTTTGAACATTCTTTTTTTATTCATGCTGTTAACTATATGAGTGAATCTGCCAAAAAAAGAATGTCAGAATTATCGGTTGGAGAAAAACTACAGCTATGTGTAGATTCGCAAAATGATTATGACGATTTTGCAGTATGTGTACGGGTAAATCAGCCACCAGAAATTATTGGCTATTGCCCTCGCTACTTTGCTGAGGACATTAAAGCAATGCTAAGTACAGACCCTCGCTCTATTTCATTGAAGATCGAGGCAATCAGCGATGGTGCGCCTAGCAACTATCAATTGCTTTGCAGGTTAAGTGGACAAGTGAACGATGATGTCGCGAATCAACTGAAAAATAGAGTAGAGTTTCAACACATTTGTGGCCTTTAATTTTTCATGATTTTTCGCTAGGCCCCATATATTGGGGCCTTTCGCATTTTTATATTCGAATAAGCCCCAAACAGTAGATCTGGCGTTCTTTGAGGCTCTATGGAAAATTAGAGTGATCAACATCGGTTACCACAGAAGTACATTTAAAGGTATGCGGTCAGCACATTGGTAGGTGCTGACGCCGGAACCGTAACCGGCTTCAAAAATGATAAGCCCCGACATAAGTCAGGGCTTTTTTGTTTGTGGAATGGGCGGCAGAAGAGTGCTGGTAACACTACTTCTGCCATTCGCCTGTTTGCAAAGTCACAGGCGAACCAAGGCCCAACGCTTGTGTGCACAAAGCGGATCTGAGCCTACCAAGAAACGGTAGAATGATCTATGAAAAACACTGTTTATTTAAACAGTAATAAAATTATTAACGCTGATTCTCTTTGTTATATCAAAACCCTGCCTGATAACTGCATTGACCTGATAGCAACTGATCCACCTTATTTCAGGGTTAAGTCATGTAAATGGGATAATCAGTGGGAAAGTGAATCGGCATATCTCGTCTGGTTAGATGAGCTACTGGCTGAGTTCTGGCGAGTGCTAAAACCCTCCGGCAGTCTTTATATGTTCTGCGGTTCTCGTCTGGCTGCTGATACCGAGATTTTGGTACGCGGCCGCTTCAATGTGCTGAACCATATTATCTGGGCTAAACCATCCGGCCCATGGCGGCGCATGCATAAAGAGGATCTGCGGGCTTATTTTCCAGCAACTGAGCGTATTATCTTTGCAGACCATTACGCGGGGCCATTCACGCCCAAGGGCAGCACTTATGCCGACAAATGCAACACACTGAAACAGAGTGTCTTCAAGCCATTGATTGATTATTTCCGGTTGGCCAGAGCATCGCTTGGCGTATCAGCTAAGGCCATAAATGAGGCTACTGGGCGGCAAATGTCGAGCCATTGGTTTAGTGAAAGCCAGTGGCAATTACCTAACGCCGAGCAATATGCCGTGTTGCAAACTCTGTTTAGCCGTATAGCAGCTGAGAAGCATCAACAGGGAATATTGAGTAAACCCCATCATGATCTGGTAGCGGAATATCAGACATTGAATCGGCGGTATTTAGAGTTGAGCCTTGAGTATGAAGCATTGCGGCGACCATTTACGGTGACTGCAGATGTGCCTTATACCGATGTTTGGACTTACCCTTCTGTTGCTTATTACCCCGGCAAGCACCCTTGTGAGAAGCCAGCTGAATTGATGGAACATATAATCAGGTCTAGCAGTAGACCGGGTGATGTGGTGGCTGATTTCTTTTTGGGATCTGGGGCGACACTCAAAGCGGCGATAAAGCTAGGCAGGGTAGGGATCGGGGTAGAGCTTGAAGAAGAGAGATTTAATCAGACAGTAGAAGAAATCAGATCATTACTTACTTAACCTCAACGCACGTAGTTGGGGTTTTTCTGTTTTAGCCCATCAGTCACCCAATCAACTCCACACACACATTACTGATAATGAGTGGCTGCACTGGTGGGCTAAATTCCTTAACCACACGCCCAACCCGCAGGCCGGGAGGGGGAGACTATGCGAATGGAACCAGTTACCTCTCAAAACCTGCCTTATTGGTGGTCATTAGCGCTTGGCGTTTTCTCATTACTATCCCTGCAGGATTACATCTTCATTCTGGGTGCGGTGGTTTCGGCATTCTTCACAATCAAAACGTATTACGCCAAACGGCGTGAAGAGAAAGCGCGGTTAATTGAAGAGCAGAAGCGTACAGAAATACTGCGGGAGTTCCTCAACAATGCGACTACCCGACCGATAGCGGATCGCTCAGCTGCCGTGGAGATTGTTGCAGAAGCGATAAAGCGTAACGAGGAACTATATGAACAAGTTAAGTAAGGCCGGTGGCTTATGTTCTGTGGCAGCAATTATTGCTCTCGTTGTCTCTAATGGTAACGTCCGAACCAGTGAGCGGGGATTAGAGCTGATAGGCAATGCTGAATCATGTCGTCGTGATCCGTATGTTTGTCCCGCAGGCATTATCACAGATGGTGTTGGGAATACTCACAGCGTCATACCTGGAACCCGAAAGACTGATGCACAAATCGCCGCTGATTGGGAAAAGAACATTCTTGAAGCTGAGCGCTGTGTCATTCGTTATGCAAACGGCAATAAATTACCGCGAGGTGCTTTTGATGCTGCTACATCGATTACCTTTAACGCCGGTTGCCCGTCAATGCAGAAATCCACCATGTTCCAGTATTTCCGTGCTGGTAACGTGACAGCAGCCTGCGAGCAATTCACTCGCTGGGTATACGGCGGTGGTAAAAAATTAGTGGGGCTGGTGGTTCGCCGGGATAAGGAACGAGCGCTATGCCTAACAAAATAACCGGTGGGATTATCGCTTTGCTGGTGGTTCTTTTTCTGTTGCTGCTTCTCAATAGAAATAGCCTCTCAAATGAAGTCGAAAAAGCGGAAGAAGCACTGAGAGAAGAGCAATCCACAAACACCGCCCTTGGCAACATCATCGATGCATACCAGGTGAATGACGCCGCCAACCGTACAGCCACGGCCCGCCAGCTAGAGAACGAAAGGAAACTACGCAATGAAAGTGAAGATCGGCTTAAGCGGTTTCTGGCGGCGTCGTCAGATGATAAGTGTGCTATTCAGCGCATGCCTGACGCTAGCATTAACATCCTGCGCGAATAAGGCATCTTCACGTCCACCAGCTAATTGTCCCGTATTGCTACCGCCAGAATCAGCATTAACTGAATGCGAGGTGCCGGAGTTTGTCGGTACCACTTGGGGCGATAGTGGGCTGTATGCGCTGGCCCTCAAGCGTGAGTTGCGGATCTGCAAGGGGCGGCTGGATGAGGTTATTAGCTGGCGACAGAACGCCACGCGTAAGCAGTAAGCCAAATTCAACTGAAGCCTCGCAATAGCGGGGCTTTTTAATAATTAACAAAGGTAAAGACGATGGACGATGATGATCGTAAAGACCTGCAACTATGGTTCGGATTAGATCGTGCCTCTTTCTGTGTCATGCCGAGAGTATTCATGCAGGCAATGCCAGACGAGTGGCAAGAAAAGATGGCTGAGCTTTTGTTTGAGTATGACGAACGAATAGATACAACCGTATGTGGTGTTCATAGTTGCTTTGTGACAGTTAAAGGTGCCGAAAATCGGTTCATGAAGATGCCACCAGACATAATTAATTATCGACACCCTAATCCTGATTTCATCAAAAGCTTTTTGCGTGACGCAGAGTAATAGCATTACAGGTGGCATTCATTGAGTGCCATCGATAATGCAAGGCGTAAATACTTAGCTGTCGAGCTATAATCTTCCAAACTAAACGGAGGACTTATGGGCTATAACTTGGCTGAGTTATCGCAGGAAGATAAAGATAAGATGGCTGTAGATCAGGCCGCATCAGGCGTTGCATTCAAAGAACGCTACAACATGCCGGTAATCCCCGCTCAAGTGGAAGATCAGCAGCCTGAACACTTACGTGAGTATTTCCGAGATCGGGTTAAGTATTACCGAGAAGTGTCTAAAACTTTGGGCCGGATGGAGTATACCCCGCCAGAGAAGAAGTAAGTCTCTCACTACCAACAGCAAGCCACTAGCCTTATAAGCCGGTGGCTTTTCTATTTGGAGTCATGCCATGAAGACCAGCAGCATTTATAGCAGTCCATGGCAAAAAGCCAGACTGACATTTCTTCGTAGTAATCCTCTCTGCGTTATGTGCAACCAGCAGGGCAGAAAGACAGCAGCGGTCGTTGTGGATCACATCAAGCCACACCGGATGAAAGAAGCCAAAACCCCCGATGAACTAAAGAAAGCGCAGAGGCTCTTCTGGGATAAAGGGAACTGGCAACCATTGTGTAAACAGCACCATGATTCAACAAAACAGCGGCAGGAGAAGAGAGGCTATGTGGCGGGCTGCACTGCTGATGGCATACCGATTGACCCCAATTCACATTGGAATAAATAATAATGATTATCATTTAATTGCTAGGTGTGAACGGGAATGAATATCATCGGGAGGGTGGGTCGAAAGTTCCCACCTCTTCGTCCTCCATACCGCCAGCCCTCATTTCTGTGCACAACCGCGAATTGAAAACTTTTTTTTGGGAGTTTTTCCATGGTTGGACGCCGACCAAAACCGACCCACTTAAAGGTGGTTACCGGTAATCCGGGCAAGCGCCCACTGAATAAGAATGAACCTCAACCAGCCCGAGAAATTCCAAGCCCTCCCGCTTATTTAACTGATTGGGGCAAGGCGGCTTGGGGGCGGCTAACTTTACTGCTGGATCAGATGGGCGTGTTGACCGTTGCCGATACCATGGCACTGGAACGCCTTTGTGATTTGTATGCGGAAATTTTGCGGTTGCGCCAGCAGATTGATATCGAGGGCAACACCTATATGACCAAAACCCAGATGGGGGATTTTCTTATCAAAGGACATCCGGCGGTAGGACAACTTGCCGATGCGGATCGCCGCTTCAAAGGTTACTTAATTGAATTCGGCCTTACCCCAGCCGCGAGATCAAAGGTGAATGTGAATGGCGGAGAAGAAAAAGAAGACCCGCTCGCCCAGTTCTTCGGTTGATCCAGTAACACAATATGCAACCGATGTGACGTCAGGGAAAATAGTGGCAGGCCCCGATATTCGGCATGCCTGTGAAAGACATTTGCGGGATCTGGAACTTGGCCCCGCGCGCGGATTAGTTTGGGATGTCGAAGCGGTTTCCCGTGTTATTGCCTTTTTTGCCAACGTATTAAAACTCAATGGTGGCGACCACGAAGGCAAGCCGTTTATTTTGTTGTCGTGGCAATGCTTTGTTATCGGCTCCATTTTTGGCTGGAAATCCAGTGACGGCACCCGACGCTTTCGCATGGTGTATGTGGAGTCGGGCAAAGGTTCGGGCAAATCCCCACTGGCCGGTGGTGTCGGTCTTTACTGCATGATGGCCGACAAAGAACCTCGGGCAGAAGTCTATGCCGCGGCGACCAAAAAAGACCAGGCCATGATCCTGTTTCGCGATGCTGTCTCAATGGTCGATCAGTCTCCGGCACTCTCTCAGCGGGTGGTTAAATCCGGTACCGGTTTAAACGTGTGGAATCTGGCATTCCTGCAAACCGGCTCATTCTTTAAACCCATCAGCTCGGACGATGGACAATCTGGCCCGCGCCCCCACTGCGCGCTAATTGACGAAGTTCACGAACATAAAACCAATCAGGTTGTTGAGATGATGCGCGCCGGTACCAAAGGGCGGCGTCAGGCTTTGATATTCCTAATCACTAACAGCGGCCACGATAAAACCAGCGTGTGTTATGACTACCACGAATACGGCAAAAAGGTCGCCAGCGGCGATCTGGAAGATGACAGCTTCTTTAGTTTTATCTGTTCACTGGACGAAGGTGACGACCCATTTAAAGACGAATCTTGCTGGGGCAAAGCTAACCCCTCGCTGGGCCAAACCTTTGAACTTAAATACCTGCGCGAACAGGTGACCGCTGCCCGAGGGATGCCCGCCAAAGAAAGCATTGTGCGCCGTCTCAACTTTTGTGAATGGGTAGAATCAGCCACGCCGTGGATCGGTGGTGATACCTGGATGGATTGTGAGGACGAATTCGATATTGAGGAACTGGCGGGGGAGGAATGCTATGGCGGACTCGATTTGTCAGGCTCCCGTGACTTAACCTCGCTGGCGCTGTTTTTCCCTAAGCATAACCGCTTATTTGTTGAGTTCTGGACACCTAAAGACAGTTTGCTTGAGCGCGCCAAAACCGACCGAGTGCCTTACGACAAATGGCTAAAGGCGGGTTTTATCCACGCACCACCGGGTAAGGCGGTGAACTATGGCTTTGTTGCCCACCGAATCGGTGAGCTGACCGCTATGTTTAATATTAGATGCATCGCTTTTGACCAATACCGCATCAAATACCTTGAGCCTGAACTGGAAAGCAACTCAGTCAGTGTTGTTTTGGTACCGCACGGTCAGGGCTATTACAAAGCGCAGGAATCCGGTTTATGGATGCCGCGTTCCATCGAATTGTTTGAAGAGAAAATCAATAACAAAGAGTTAATTATCAAACGCAACCCTTGCCTGCGCTGGAATGCAGCCTCAGCGGTACTCGAGGCAGACCAGAAAGATAACCGCATCTTTGCCAAGAAGAAAAGCACTGGCCGTATTGACGGTGTGGTGGCTTCTGCCATGGCAATTGGCGCTGCTGAAGATGCTGATATTGAAGAGGATGGCGATCTGGATGGTTTCTTTGATAACCCAATAATAGTAGGTATCTAATGGCACAAAATAAACATCCGGGGCGCGTTAAAAGTGCGCTCCTTAACTGGCTTGGTGTGCCAATTAGCCTCACTACTGGCACCTTCTTTCAGGAATGGTTTGGTACCAGCAGCAGCGGCAAGGTGGTCACCGCTGATAAAGTCATTCAGTTGGCCGCAGCCTGGGCGTGTGTCCGGCTTATCAGTGAGTCAGTTTCGACTCTACCGTTGAAATTGTATAAGCGCATGCCGGACGGTTCTCGAGGTACTGCGACTGACCACCCGTTATATCCGGTGTTATGCCGCAGTCCGAATTCAGAAATGACCCCCTCGCGCTTTATGTTGATGCTGGTGGCCAGTATCTGTTTGCGGGGAAATGCGTTTATAGAAAAGAGAATGATCGGCAATCGCGTTATCTCTCTTATTCCGCTGTTGCCGCAGAATATGGTGGTTAAACGCCTGGACAGCGGGCAGCTTGAATACACCTATACCGAGAACGGTAAGAAACGGGTGATACCGGTCAAAACCATGATGCACATCCGGGGATTTGGTCTGGATGGTATGTGTGGGTTAATGCCGATGAATACCGGTCGGGACGTATTTGGTTCAGCTATGGCGATCGAAGAGTCTGCGGCGAAGGTATTCGAAAATGGGATGCAAAACTCGGGTTTTTTGACCAGTAAAACTGCGCTAACAAAAGAACAGAGAGAAAAGTTGCGTAGCAGTATGACGGCATTCACCGGATCAAAAAATGCCGGTAAGACCATGGTGCTTGAAGCCGATCTCACTTACCAAAGCGTGACCATGAACCCCGAAGATGCTCAGATGCTGGAGAGTCGGGCATTCAGCATCGAAGAGATCTGCCGCTGGTTTAGGGTGCCGCCATTTATGGTGGGCCATATGACCAAGCAAAGCAGTTGGGCCTCCAGTGTTGAGGGCATGAACCTCCTATTTCTAAGTAACACCCTGCGTCCGCTGCTGGTCAATATTGAACAGGAGATTGTCCGTTGCCTGCTGGCCGGTGATGAGGATTACTTTGCTGAATTCTCTGTTGAAGGTCTATTGCGTGCCGACAGTGCGGGCCGTTCCGCTTACTACACCACAGCATTGCAAAATGGCTGGATGAACCGCAACGATGTTCGTCGCCTTGAAAATCTGCCTCCGATACCAGGCGGCGATATCTATACCGTGCAACTTAACCTTGTTGCACTTGAAGACCTTAAATCACATAACGCTGTAGTTAAAGCGAAAGCCATCACTGAGCTTCACGGATACCTGTTCCCTGACATCCCGCTTGAACAGTCACCGCTAAAACAAGCCGCCTAGGAGTAAAACCTAATGACAATTAAAAGCCTTCCGGCAGCGCCGGTGGGACGCCCGTGCGCGGGTGTTTCCTGTGAGGTTGCGCCAAGTGCGGTAGAGCGCTGGAACGGTGGGTTAAAAGCCGCTGCCACTGGCGAAAACAGTATTTCAATATTTGACGTGATCGGACAGGACTACTGGGGCGAGGGGGTTAGCACCAAACGCATTGCTGCCGCGTTGCGGTCGATGGGCGGCGAGGATGTGACGGTTAACATCAACTCGCCCGGTGGTGACATGTTCGAGGGACTGGCTATCTATAACCTGCTGCGCGAATACAGCGGCAAGGTCACGGTGAAAGTATTGGGGATTGCCGCCTCTGCTGCTTCCATTATTGCCATGGCCGGTGATGAGATTCAGGTCGGGCGTGGTGCGTTTCTGATGATCCACAACTGTTGGGTTGTCATGATGGGCAACCGTCACGATCTGGCAAAAGCTGCTATTGATATTGAGCCTTTTGATCGGGCGATGGGCGATATCTATTCAGCCAGAACTGGCCTGCCAGCAGCAGACATTGCAGCCATGATGGACAATGAAACCTATATTGCGGGCAGTGATGCTGTCGAAAAAGGCTTCGCAGACAGTTTGTTGTCGGCTGATGAAATTACCAATGATGACCAAAGCCCATCAGCAGCCATTCGCAAACTCGATGCGCTGCTGGCAAAAGCCAATACCCCACGTTCCGAGCGTCGGAAATTACTTAAAGCCTTAACCGACAGCATGCCTGGCGCTGCTGTTACTCCTCCCGGTACGCCAAGCGCTACCACTGAAATTAATACTGAAACTTTAGCTAGCTTCGAGTCTGCATTAAGTGGACTGAAAGCGGCGTGCCAATAATCTGGAGAAAATATGTCTGATGTAAATGATGTACTGAAAAAGGTTTCCGCAGCACTGGAAGAGGCCACCGGCAAGTTTAACGCCAAGGCAGAAGAAGCGCTGACAGAAGCTAAAAACGCGGGTCAGCTCTCTGCCTCGACTAAAGAAGCTGTAGACAAAATGGCGCTAGAATTTAACGCGCTGACCGCCGCAGAGAAAACCCTCAAAGTGGCCCTGGGTGAACTGGAACAGCATGTTGCCCAAATGCCATTGAATAATGCCGTGCAAACTGTTGAGACGATTGGGCAGCAGGTGGTATCAGCCGAGGCGTTAAAAGGTTTTGTCTCAGGGCTTGCAGCAAGCCAGCGGATCAGTATTCCGGTGAAAGCAGCACTCTTGTCAGTCGATGTGCCGGGGCAGATTGTGGCTCCACATCGCTTGCCGGGTATTGATGTTGCGCCTAAACAGCGCCTGTTTATCCGTGATTTACTTGCACCGGGTCGTACTCAATCAAGCACCATTTATTGGGTTCAGCAGACTGGATTTACCAATAATGCACGAGTCGTCGCTGAAGGTACGCAAAAGCCTTACAGCGACATTCAGTTCGGTGAAAAAATCACGCCTGTTCGCACTATTGCCCACTTGTTCAAGGCCGCGAAACAGATCCTTGATGATTTCTCACAGTTACAATCAACGATTGATACTGAAATGCGCTTTGGCCTGAAATATGCCGAAGAGCAAGAAATCTTGTTCGGTGATGGTACCGGTGTTCATCTTGAAGGGATTATGCCGCAGGCATCAGTGTTCGATCCGTCATTTGAAGTTGTTCAGCAGAATGGCATTGATGATTTGCGGCTGGCTATGCTGCAGTCTCAACTTGCGCGTTTCTCCGCTTCTGGTCATGTATTGCACTTTATTGATTGGGCCAAGATCGAACTGACCAAAGACACGTTGGGCCGTTACATTCTTGGCAATCCGTCAGCATTGACTACGCCGACCTTGTGGGGTTTGCCTGTTGTCGCTACAGAAGCGGCGGCATTTAAAGGCAAGTTCCTGACCGGTGCATTTAACGCGGGCGCTCAGATTTTTGACCGAGAAGACGCCAATGTGGTGATCAGTACCGAAAACTCCGACGACTTTGAGAAAAACATGATCTCCATCCGTTGCGAGGAACGTCTCGCACTGGCGGTGTATCGTCCTGAAGCGTTTGTTACCGGTGCGTTTACGGTTCCTGCACCTGTCGGTGGCTAATTACCCCTTTCACTGAGTGGCCTGCGGGCCGCTTTATCAGAGATAACATCATGAAATTGATAGCACTAAAGCAGATTTATTTCGGCTATAGCGTTCTTGATCACGGTCAGGAATTTGAAACGGGTGAGCAGCATGGACGGGAACTCCTGAAAAAAGGCTATGCAAAGCGGCTGGAGGAATTACAACCTGCGGAGCCAGAACCGGAGCCAGAACCGGAGCCAGAACCGGAGGCTAGTGCTGGTGGTAAGAAATCTAAAGCTAAATAAGGTTCTCTCATGATCGATATCGGGGTTGTTAAGGAGCATTGCAAACTGGATTCAGATACAGATGAAACCTTACTGAAGATATATATGCGGGCCGCCTGGCGATATGTTGAGAACTACACTCGACGGACAATTCTTGAAGATGCTGCAGATCCTGCTTTTGGCGAAGAGTCTCTCTTTCTTGATGATGACGTACTGACAGCCATGCTGCTCTGTATTGGTCATTGGTATGAGAATAGGGAAGCAACTTCGACTATTGAATCATCAGAGGTTCCATTTGCAGTCACTTCACTTCTCCAACCTTACCGCATCTATGGGGTATAGCTATGACTCAGCGTAGATTGACTGAAGTTGCAGCCACCTACCGCACACCGTCGATTGGCGAGCTAAACAAACGCGCCCAGTTTCGTACCCGCGAAGATGTTCCCGGCAATGGTCATATGGGTGTTGATACTGTTTATCACAATACCTTTGATACCTGGGCCAAATTGTCAGCCATTGGTGATTCTGTCCGTATTGGTTCGATGCAGATAGATGTCGCTATCACTCACCGCATCGTTATCCGCTACCGAACGGGCGTTACCACCGATGATGAAGTGGTAATTAATAAAATGGTTTACCGAGTTAAGGGCACCACCAATCTGAATGAAGCCAGCCGCTTTCTGGTTATCACTGCTGAAGAACTGGGTACCGTGGAAGCTATCGGGGAGGGGCATTAATGGGCATTGAAAACTCAACCAGCGGTTTATATCTGCATGTTGATTTTGATAAAGAAACCGAAATCACCTTTAACAAAGCAAGGGTACGACGGGCGTTTGTCAGTGTCGGTCAGAATGTCTTGCGTGAGGCGCGGCGCTTGGTGGCTCGACGGGCGATATCGAATGCCGGAGAAGTGCCGGGCTATCGCACGGGGCGGCTGGCTAAATCCATTGGTTATCGTGTTCCCACCGCAACGGCAAACCGCCCCGGCTTCCTTGTCCGGATCGCCCCAAACCAGAAAGGCGGCAAAGGTTCGCGCCCTATTGAGGGCGCGTTCTATCCTGCTTTCCTGTTTTATGGTGTTAAACATGGCGCTCGTCGCAATAAAAATCACCGTCGCGGTGGTGCTGGTGGGGATGGCTGGAAAATCAAACCCCGTAAAAACTTTATGGAGCAGGCGTTATTCAACCGGCAGGCGTGGATTCAGCGTGTGTTGTTTGAAGCGTTGCAAAGCTCAGTGAGGCCCGTTAAAAAATGAAACTTTCATTAGTTATTGCCGCACTTCGATTGCGTTGTCCATCATTTGAAGATCGAGTATCCGGGGCGGCTGAATACAAGCCTATTCCTGAAGTTACAAAGATGAAACTACCTACAGCCTGGGTAATTCCGCTGGATGATAATGTCGGTGAACAAAAGTCAAAAACTGACTACTGGCAGGATCTCACTGATGGTTTTGCTGTGATTGTGGTGCTGGATAACACACCTGATCAACGTGGGCAAAAGGCTGCGTTTGATGCCGTCGATAACATCCGTGCTGAGTTGTTTAAAGCACTGTTGGGCTGGGAACCAGAATCTTGCTATGACCCGATTCAGTATGACGGTGGCAACCTGCTGGATATGAACCGCGCTCATCTTTATTACCAATATGATTTCTCAGCCACGCGGGATATCACAGTCGAAGATACCCATCAGTGGGACGACCTTCAGCAACTTGAAGAACTGGAGAAAATCATGGTGGATGTCGATTTTATGACCCCTGACGGCACCATTGAATACAAGTTAAACATCCCCCTTAACGACGAGTAACCCCTTATGCATGTGATCCCCAAAGATGGCCGGTCAGTTCCCGACCCGGTTAGAGGCGACTTTTTGCCCGCAGAGGGCCGAAACGTCGATGAAAATATTTACTGGCACCGCCGGTTAGCGTCAGGAGAAGTGACCGTAAAGGCCGCAGAACCTGAAGAAACCGCACCACCGGCACCCATCGTTCAACCTGAGCAGAAGGCCAAAAAACAATGAATTTTAACAACATCCCTAATGATTTACGGGTGCCGTTGTTCTTTGCCGAAATGGACAACAGCGCGGCGAATACGGCACAAGACAGTGGGCCTTCGCTCATTATCGCCCACGCGCTGGCAACCAGTTCGATTGAGAAGAATGCGCTCGTCATTATGCCATCGGCAGACCGGGCGGGGCAGGTGGCCGGACGGGGTAGTCAGCTAGCCCGAATGGTGGCCGCATACCGTGCTGTCGATCCCTTTGGTGAGTTGTGGGTGGTTGCTGTTCCTGAAGTAGCGAGTGATCCGGCAACCGGCAAACTCACTGTCACCGGTACCGCGCAAGCCTCCGGCGCTCTCTCTATTTATCTTGGCTCTACTCGAGTGCAGGTGATTGTCACTGCACTGGATACTCCGGCGATTATCGCTACCAGCATTGCTGCAGCAATTAATGCACTGGTTGATTTACCGGTGACCGCCATTGCGGCGGCGGGCGTCGTTACTCTTACAGCCAAAAACAGCGGGCTTACTGGTAACTGTTTGCCAATCAGCCTGAACTATCGCGGCACGGTCGGTGGTGAGCAGAATCCATCGGGTGTGAATGTGGCGATTGTTCCGATGGCTGGCGGTGCTGGCGCTCCGGACCTGTCAGCGACTATTGCCACCCTGGGTGATGAGCTATTTGACTTTATCGCTTTCCCGTTCAATGACTCAGCATCACTGGCCACCATTGGCAAAGAGATGAATGACGATACTGGCCGCTGGAGCTGGTCACGGCAGTTATATGGCCATGTGTATACCGCGAAAGTGGGCGATTTGTCGGATCTGGTGGCTTTTGGTGCCACATTCAACGACCCGCATCTGACTATTGCTGGCTATGAAACCGGCGTACAGATGGCAACGGATGAACTGGTTGCAGCACGAACTGCGCGTAATTCGGTGTTTATTCGTAATGATCCGGCACGACCAACGCAAACCGGCCTGTTAAATGACGCACTTCCGGCTCCGGTGGGGACGCGCTTCATTCTGTCCGAGCAACAATCCCTGTTAACTCACGGCATCGCTACAGCTTATAGCGAGGGCGGGGTACTGCGCATTCAGCGTGATATCACCACCTATCAGAAAAATGCCTACGGCAATGCTGATAACAGTTTTCTTGATAGTGAAACCTTGCATACCAGCGCTTACGTGCTGCGCCGCTTGAAGTCAGTGATTACCAGCAAATATCCGCGCCATAAGCTGGCGAACGATGGTACCCGTTTCGGTGCAGGTCAGGCGATTGTCACACCGAAGGTGATCCGTGGTGAGTTGCTGTCTGTTTATCGCCAACTGGAGCGCGCGGGCATTGTTGAGAACTTTGAGCTGTTCAAGCAATACCTGATTGTCGAGCGCAACGCGGATAACCCTAACCGGCTTGATGTGCTGTTCCCACCTGATTATGTCAACCAACTGCGAGTGTTCGCGGTGCTTAATCAGTTCCGTCTGCAATATAGCGAAGAGGTGGCCTAAATGTCCCGAATTGGCGGCACGTGCTTTTTCAAAATTGATGGTCAGCAATTATCTCTGACTGGCGGCATCGAGGTGCCAATGAACACGGCGGTGAAGGACGATGTGATCGGGCTGGATGGCTCAGTGGATTACAAAGAAACCCACCGCGCGCCCTATACCAAAGGGACATTTAAAGTCCCGAAAGATTATCCCATTAGCAAGATCACTTCCGCAGATACCATGACCATCACCAGCGAGTTGGCGAACGGTCAGGTGTATGTACTTTCCAGCGCCTGGCTGCATGGCGAAGCGAACCACAATGCTGAAGAAGGCACGGTAGATATGGAATTTCACGGACAAGAGGGCTTTTACCAATGATTGTGACATTAACAAAAGAAATAACCGTTGGTGGTGAGAAGGTCAAAGAGTTAAATATTCGCGCACCTGAATATGATGAAATTGCTAAGTTTGGCATGCCGTTCTCTTACTCGGATAACGGCAGCGCTAAAATCGACATGAGTTGTACGCTGGCATATTTACCGGTACTGGCTGACATTCCCCCTTCATCAGCTAAACAACTATTGCCGAAAGACCTGATCACCATCTCAATGCAGATCGTCGGTTTTTTTACGGCATCAGAAGTGTCGGTGAGCTAACTAGCCGCATTTATAACATTGCCTATTTTTGGCGAATGAACCCCCTTACCGTAATGGCTTGCCCTCTATCCAAAATATTTGAGATGGAGGCGCAGGCTGAACGCATTAATACGGAGCTGAGTAATGTCAGATAGTTTTCAGTTAAAGGCGATTATTACTGGCGTCAATAAGTTATCTCCGGCGTTGACGACTATGCAGAAGGATCTGCGTAAGTTTAAGGGGGAATTTAAAGACGTCATGCAAAGTGTGGCAATGATGGGCGCGGCCATTGGTGGTGCTTTCATTATTCCGATCAACCAGGCAATGGAATTTGAATCCTCCATGGCCGATGTGCGCAAGGTTGTGGATTTTGATACTCCCGCCCAGTTTAAGGAAATGGGCGAGGATATATTGAAGCTTTCTACTGAATTGCCAATGGCTGCCAATGGGATCGCCGCTATTGTAGCCGCCGGTGGTCAGGCAGGTATTGCCCGCACCGATCTAAAAGCATTTGCAACCGATGCTATTAAAATGGGTATTGCTTTCGATCAGACGGCAGAAGAGTCTGGTCAGATGATGGCTCAGTGGCGCACAGCGTTTAAATTGACTCAAAGTGAAGTCGTTACGCTGGCGGATAAGGTCAACTACCTAGGTAATAACGGGCCCGCGAATGCGGCGAAAATATCTGAAATTGTTACGAGAATCGGTCCGTTAGGGGGTATCGCTGGCTTGGCCTCAGGGGAAATAGCTGCAATGGGTGCAACTATTGCAGGGATGGGGGTAGAGTCAGAGATAGCTTCCACGGGCATTAAAAACTTTATGCTGTCATTAACCTCAGGGAAGGCCGCGACAGCTTCACAGAAAAAAGCGTTACGAGCATTAAGAATTAACCCCAAACAACTCGCGGCTGATATGCAGAAAGACTCTAAGGGAGCGATGCTTAAAGTATTGGAGTCATTAAATAAGCTACCAAAAGCCGATCAGTCGGCAATGCTGACACAGTTATTTGGCAAAGAATCACTTGCTGCCATCGCGCCTTTATTGGCTAATCTTGATTTATTAAAAAAGAACTTCAACAGAGTTTCAGATGCTCAAATCTATTCTGGTTCAATGCAATTAGAGTATGAATCCAGGGCTGCTACCACGGCGAACGCAATAAAGTTGCTTAAAGGTCAGCTAGAAGCTGTCAGTATTACGCTGGGAGATATGTTCCTCCCCTATATCACTGAAAGTACGGAAGAATTGAAGCCATTAATGGAGCAATTCAGAGCATGGGTTAAAGCTAATCCTGAACTCATAAAAACAGTCTTTAAATTAGGCGTTTATCTAATTACTGTTGCCACCGGCGTTACAGCGGTAACGAAAGCGATCGGTATCATGAATTTTGTCACAAAAATGTCACCGCTGGGTAAGTTACTTACTCTGTTGATCGGTGCGGGCGCGTTGATTGTGGCTAACTGGGATACGGTGGGACCAGTATTTAAGGATGTATGGAACCAGATTAAACCTATTGTCGATATGGTGGGTGGCTGGGAAGGGGTAATGAAAGGGTTTGCGCTGTATATGGCGGGTGATTTTGCTTTCTCATTTTTGAAAGGAATTAACGCTGGTGGCGCAGGCGTCAGAGGGCTTAATGGTGCACTAAAAACGCTCATCTCTTATGGGGGGCAATTTGTCGCTATTGGTGTGATTATTAGCCTATTTAAGGAACTGGATGACCTAAGTAAAGAGTCTCAGGCTACCAATAAATCCAAAGGGGATATTCTGGTTGATAGGCTGAAAAAAGGGGAGCAAGACAGGGGCTACACTGGATTTATCCCACGCATGAAAGAGCTGCTAAATATGGATGGCAGTCAAAACTCTAAGGTGCCTTTAGCTTCTGCTCGACCTCAGGCAGTCAATGGGGAAATCACTGTTAAGTTTGATAATGCCCCCCCAGGTATGGCAATTGTTGGCACTAAAACTAATCAGTCTGGTTTTGGTGTGGGTTATGATGTTGGCTATAATCGGTTTGCGAATAAGTAAGTAGTTCAGGTAAGCTTATTAAATATTATTAATAATACCTCTGGATGGGAATATGCGAAAAATAATAGCAGCCTCACTTTTTTTAATGGCATTTTCTGTTAGTGCTAAGTTTATTCATCCAATGGATTTTGATGGGTCTGAAGCTCAAAAAAACGAAGTAATAGAATATATTAAAAGTACAGTTAAGAGTGATTATTGTGATGGAACTTTAGACATGTGCCAAGATACGATGCTACGTATGATGGAGGGTGAGAATCTAAATGCATTCAAACTTGCTACCAAGGCAACAAACAGAAAAATAATGGATCGTGTCATTAAAGATTACTGTGATAGTGGGCTTAATATGTGTAATTACGTCATGATAAATATGATGTATGACGAAAATCTTAAGGCAAGTAATAAATCACTGACATGGTGATTATTTATCCATATTTATATTGGTAATTTAAAATATAACCCACTTCGGTGGGTTTTTTTATGCCCGGAGAATGTATGAGCTGGAAAGATAAGCTATTACCGGCCTCGTTTCGTGGTGTGCCATTTAAAACGCAGGATGATGAGGCCACTTTCGGGCGTCGGACACAAACCCATGAATACCCCAACCGCGATAAGCCTTACTCAGAAGACTTAGGGCGGGTGACACGGCGCGATACGATTTCAGCCTATCTGATTGGTGATGATTACCAGACACAACGTGATCAACTGATTACCGCCATTGATCAGGCGGGACCGGGGAAATTGATTCACCCGCAGTACGGCGAACTAAATGTCTGTATCGATGGCGAGGTAAGAATTAGCCATAGCGCGGCTGATGGCCGCATGTGCACCGTCAGTTTTAACTTTGTTGAAGCGGGTGAACTCTCATTCCCTACCTCCGGTGTTGCCACTGGCCAGAAACTGGTCTCTTCCTGTGATGCCATGACCGACTGTGTCACTGATGCGTTTGGGAAGGATTTCGGGCTGGAGGGGATGGCTGACTTTATCCAGAACGGTGTGATCAGTGACGCCAGCGACATGATGAACACCGCGATCAAAACCTTTGACGGTGTGAATTCGGCTATTGCTGATGTGGGCCGCTTGCTGGATGGTGACCTGTCGGTGCTGCTGATGCCACCCAGTTCCGGCATGAATTTCGTTAACCGGCTGCAACGTATGTGGCGTTCGGGCAATAGTTTGTTGGGTAACAGTGGCGACATCATCAATAAGATTAAGGGGCTGAGCGGGTTTACTGTGGGTCGTGATCTGGCTCCACATGGGGTATGGAAAACGGACAGCAAAACTATCCAGACTCAGACCACCCAGCGCAACGTGGTGGCTCAGGCCATCCGCACCACGGCACTGACTGAGGCGGCACAAAGCGTGGCTGATTTACCGCAGGCCCGCCCGCCACTGACTGCCACGGTGACACCACAGGCGCAACTGCCGCTGGTCACTCATCCGGCGGTCACATCGCTCAGCGACACAGTAGCTGCTACTCCGCCAGTGACTTACGATGCATTGACAGAGATCCGCGACACCCTCAATACCGCCATTGATCAGGAACTGCTGCGAGTCACTGATGATGCGCTGTTTCTGGCGATCAACACCGTGCGCGCTGATGTGAATCGCGATATCAGCATGCGGCTCGAGCAGATAGAAAAAACCACCTTCCGCACCCCTGATGAAGTGCTGCCCGCGTTGGTGCTGGCAGCTGACTGGTATGACTCCGCCGCGCGCGAAACTGACATTATAGGTCGCAACCAAATAACCCATCCCGGCTTTGTGCCGGTGAAAACGCTACAGGTGCCAATTAGATGAATAACGATGTCACGCTGCGGGTGAATGGCCGTGAGTGGGTCGGCTGGACGTCGGTCTCAATCTCGGCCGGTATCGAACGTCTGGCCCGTGATTTTAATGTGGAAATCACCCGCCAATGGCCCGGCAGCGAAGAGGCCGGACACCTGCAACCCAGAGTGAAAAAGGGCGATGCAGTCACGGTGTTGATCGGTACTGATTTAGTGGTTACCGGCTATATCGATGCCACACCGGTACGCTATGACGCCCGCTCAGTATCGGTGGGCATTGTCGGTCGCAGCAAAACCGAAGACCTGATCGACTGCGCCGCCCTGATAACTCAATTTACCGGCCGCTCTTTTGTCCAGATAGCGACCCAGCTGGCCGCTCCCTTTGGGGTGCCGGTGGTCAATGCCGGAGTGGAAAACACCCCGATGCAGGGGCTGCAGGTGGATTACGGCGAAACTGTGGTTGATGTGCTGGATAAGATGATGGGCATTCAGCAGGTGTTGGCCTATGACAATCCAGCCGGTGCATTGGTGATTGGCCCGGTGGGAGCCTCACGCACTGTTACCGCACTGGTGCTGGGGGAAAATATCATTTCCTGTGACACAGAACAGAGCATCAAAGACCGCTTTTCTGAATACGTGGTAGCGGGCCAGCGGTCGGGTAATGACGACGATTTTGGCGCGGCCACTACCAATGCGATCCGGGCTAAAACGGTAGACGGTGGCGTCAGCCGCTATCGACCAATGGTGATCAAGCAGAGCGGCAATGCGACGGGCGGCTCGGTGATTGAACGCAGTCAGTTTGAAATGCTACGGCGGGCAGCGCGTACTGATGAGGTGACTTATACGGTGCAGGGCTGGCGGCAGGGGAATGGCGATTTGTGGTCACCCAATCAACTGGTGACGGTATTTGATCCGGTGCTGGGGTTTAACAACCGCGACATGTTAATCGCGGAGGTGACCTACAGTAAAAACGAGCAAGGAACTATTACCCAACTGCGGGTTGGCCCGCCTGATGCTTACTTACCAAAACCGCCTAACCCTGACAAAAAGCGCCGCAAAAAAGCCGAAGAGGACGAATTCTAATGAGTCGATTGCTTGCAGGGATACAGCGCGGGCTGTCCAATATGCTGGTGCGCGCAGTAGTGCGCCGCCTGGACTCCAGCAGTAAAAACCAGATGCTACAAATCCAGATGATTGCCGATGAGCTAAAAGACAATATTGAACATCTGGAACCTTACGGCTTTACCAGCGCCGCGCATACGGGCGCGGAAGCGTTTGCCGCTTTCCCCGATGGTGACCGCTCGCATGGCGTGGTGTTAGTGGTGGCTGATCGTCGGTACCGGATTAAAGGGTTAAAGGATGGAGAGGTTGCGATTTATAGCGATGAGGGCGACAGCATTATTCTCAAGCGCGGCAACCAAATAGAGCTGAACACCAAGCAGTTTATTGTGAACGCCGAGGAAAAAGCGGTATTCAACACCCCGCTCATTGAAGCCAGCGGTGGGATAAAAGCAGTCGGTAACATTGAGTCTGCGGCTGATGTTAAAGATAAAACCGGCACCATGAAGGCTATGCGCGACCAGTTCAATTCGCATACTCACCCACATGGCGAACCGAATACTGACAAGCCTAACCAGAAAATGGAGTAACTCATGATCCTGATGGTGAATGGTCAACAACAATCAGCCTCCACACCCACCGATAACTTAACTCGCGCAGTGATTATTTCTCTTTTCACCTGGCGTCGTGCTGATCCGGATGATGATTCAGAACAGCCGATGGGGTGGTGGGGGGACAGTTATCCCACGATACAAAATGACCGTATTGGTTCCCGTTTGTACCTGTTGCAGCGCACCACCCTGACCCATAACACCGTCGAACTGGCCAGAGGCTACTTAGAACAGGCGCTAGCCTGGCTAAAAGATGACGGTGTAGTTTCACGAATAGCCATCAATGTGCAGCGGCGCGGTACCGAGATACTGACCGCCGAAATAACCCTGTATCGCAACGATGGCCGTTCTCAGCTCATCACATTTGATGATTTATGGAGTGCACTCAATGGCTGACAGCGGATTTAACCGCCCGACACTTCCCCAACTGATTACCCAAATCCGCAGTGACCTGAATTCTCGCTTCCAAACTGATGCTGTTCTGCGCCGTACCGACACCGAGGTATACAGCCGGGTGCATGCGGCGGCAGTGCATACAGTTTACGGCTACATCGATTACCTGGCCCGCAACCTGTTACCGGATCAGTGCGATGAGGATTGGTTAACGCGCCACGGCAATATGAAGCGCTGCCCACGCAAGGAACCCGCAACCGCGACTGGTTTTGTGCGCTGGGAGGGGGTCACCAACGGTATTGAAGTGCCTGCCGGCAGAGTAATTCAACGTGATGATTTGCAGGAGTACACCACCACGGCGGCGGTAACTGCTGTTGCAGGCGTTCTGCGGGTACCGGTGATTTGCTCGGTGGCTGGCACTTTGGGAAACACCGATGATGGTATCAGTATGGTGCTGACCCAACCGATTAACGGCCTGCCATCATCTGCCGCCGCTGACAGCATCGAAGGCGGTACCGATGTGGAGCCAGTGGACGAGTGGCGAGCGCGGACCATCGAACGCTGGTATTACACCCCTCAGGGGGGCGCTGATGGTGATTACATTATCTGGGCTAAAGAGGTGCCCGGCGTCACGCGTGCCTGGACTTATCGCCACTGGATGGGAACAGGGACGGTCGGTGTGATGGTGGCTAACAGCAATCTTGAAAACCCCATCCCGGATAATGCGGTGGTCAGCGCGGTGCGCGAGCACATTTTACCGTTGGCTCCGGTGGCTGGGGCCAGCCTCTATATCTTCGCGCCAGTGGCAAAAGTGGTGCCGTTCCATATTCGCCTCACGCCAGATACGCCAGAAGTTCGCTATGTGGTTATCGCCGAGCTACGCGCTATGTTTCTGCGTGATGGGGTGCCGGGTGGAACACTGGATCACTCGCGTATCAGCGAGGCTATCAGTATTGCGACTGGCGAATATAAACACGTTCTGGTCAGCCCGACCGATGATATCCCGCTGGCCGCGACTGAGCTGCCTATTGTGGGAGATCTAACGTGGACTTAATCGACAGCTATAGCCAGTTATTAACAAACCTGCTGCCGCGGGGCCCGGCGTGGGAGGGGGATGATCCCCTACTGCTGGGGCTTGCACTGTCTTACTCCCGCGTCCATCGGCGTGGGGATGGTTTGATGGTAGAAGTTGATCCACGTACTACCACCGAACTCATTAGCCGCTATGAGCAATTAACCGGACTTCCGGACGCTTGTGCCCCACCCGGTGTGCAGACCTTGGCCCAGCGACAACAGCGGCTGGATGCAAAAATTAACATTACAGGCGGGATTAATAAGGCGTTCTATCTGGCGCAACTGGCGGCGTTGGGCTACCCAGATGCCACTATTACCCAGTTTGAAAGTGATGTTTTTCGCTGTACCGCGACCTGTATTGATTCGCTTTATTCAGACGAGTGGCGCTACTGGTGGCAGGTCAACATGCCGAATGCCACCCAAATAACCGACATGACCTGTACTTCTGTCTGCACCGACAGCCTGAGAACCTGGGGCGATACCACCGCCGAATGCGTCATTAACAAACTTTGCCCCTCACACACCTATGTGACTTTCTTATACCCGGAGTAACCTTTTATGCATCGTATTGATACCCCAACCGCCCAGGTTGATAAATTTGGCGCGGGCAAGAACGGCTTTACCCGTGGTAACCCACAGACTGGCGTACCGGCTACGGCTTTGGATGATGATTACTTTGATGCAGTGCAGGAAGAACTGGCGGGAGTTGTTGAAGCAGCTGGCTTTGCTTTAAATAAAGCTAATCGCACGCAATTACTTGCTGCGATACAAAAATTAGTTAGTGAAGGTATTCCAGATCTTAAAGATGCCACATTAAACCAAAAAGGCATCGTTCAATTAAGTAACGCAACCGACAGCAACAGCCAGATACTGGCAGCTACGCCAAAAGCAGTCAGTGATTTAGGAAACTTATTATTAAAAATCACGAATAACCTATCTGAAATTAAAGACGCTGGCCCGGCAGCTGTTGCGCAGACTCTCTTAAACCTTGGTTTGGGCGACGCTGCTAAAATGGATGACGTTAAGGCATTGGTTGACGCTGTGTTTCCTGTCGGTATTCCACTGCCTTATCCACTTGCCGATATTCCAGCGCCTGCACAAGGGATTGTTTGGTTCAAAATGAACGGAGGCTCATTCAATACGACTACCTATCCCAAATTAGCGGCTAAATACCCAACAGGTGTTTTACCTGATTTGCGTGGTGAAGTAATTCGCGGATGGGATGATGGACGCGGTGTTGACGTGAGTCGCGTACTATTGAGTGGGCAACTCGATGCTATAAGAAATATTACAGGCGGATTTATTTTTAGTGGTGCGCATGGGATTGTTCCGACAATCGGATCGAACATTAGTGGCGCATTTACCCGTGGATCACAGGTTAAGGGAGCGGGGACAGCCCTGGCTGCTGGCTCATTTCAAGATTTATTTTTTGATGCCCCCAATCGCCGGTCGTCATAACCGCAGCAGAAAATCGTATGAGAAATATTGCATTTAACTACATTGTGAGAGCTGCGTAATGACCATTGAATTTGATAAAGACGGATATGCGGTCACCGCTGGTGATGTCACAGTGTATAACGCTATGCCTGACACTCGTGAATATATTGGTTCATCATTTGAGTTTATTAATCTCGGACAAGGGCTACCGGGCCACGCTTATACAGACCAGCCACTTAAAGCCAAAAAAGGCTTTGCCATTTGTCGTACGCAAGACAATAAAAATTGGGAGTATGTTGCTGATCATCGCGGCGAAACTCGATATAGCACTATCACTAAAGCTGAAGTCCTCATTAAAGAATTAGGTGAGTATCCAGTAAACACCACTGATATCGCTCTCACCGAGTTTGATCAGTGGGATGGTAATACATGGGTCAGTGATGAGGCGGCCAGAATGGCAGCAATCAGGCAAGCAGCAGCAAGCAAAAAGCTGAATTAAAAGCTGTTGCAGATTCTGAAATTGGATGGCGGCAAGATGCGGTTGATGGGGGTTACGCTGAAGACCAGGAGGTTACTGAGCTTGCTGTATGGAGGAAATATCGAGTTTTGTTGATGCGGATTGATACATCAAAAGAGCCTGATGTTTTTTGGCCCGCACTGCCAGCATAGGAACGCCGGGCTTAACCGCCCGGCATTTACTCAATGAATTATAAATCTACCTACCAAATAAGACAACTCTCGCCGTTCTATTGTAGCTGATGAATTTTATTAAAAAACAAGCTAGCAAGGTTGTAACAGAGAAACAAGCAAGATTTAAAATAGTATGATTTTCAATGAACGCTGATATCGTTTTAAACGAAAAGTAAATCAACGGTCCTTGAATGGCGTAAAAAGCCAATGAATTATTAGATAAATAGTCTATGGTATGACTTAATTTATTATAAATCCAATTATAATTAAGGCCAAATAAAAACACTATGGCACTAATAGCTGTTATATATCTAACAAAGAATGATAGTCTATTATTCAAGATGCTATTCTCTATCGTTAAACCGAAAATAGTCTCTACATTTAATCTATGCCATTGTGTTACCAGTGCCAAGTAAATAATCAATGATAGAACATTCACATATCTATTTTTTATTTTTGATAAAATAGAGTGTTGTTTAAAGCAATATCCCATGAAAAAGAAGAAAAATTGCCACGTTAACAAACCCATGCCGAACTCACTGAGCAAGGTAAACTTATGCTGAAGGCGGTCAGCTATGATAATGAAAATTACTATGTAGAGTGTTTTGTTTTTTTCTGGCAATATCATAAAGATACACATTGTAAAAAACAAAACCCATAAGAACCATAAACCAAGAGATGGGTTAACTAGCAATGCTCGCATATAAGAATAAAAAGAATTTAAATTAATACCATCCGTATTGAACATTAAGTAGTTTATTATTGCCCAGGAAAAGAAAGGGACTAACAAAAGTTTAGCTTTTTTCATTAAATCTGATGATATTACTTTGGGTTCTTTATAAAGATACCCACTTATACACATAAATAATGGCATATGAAACGAGTAGATAACCTTAAACAAAATGTCATCATCGAAGCGGCTAGTCGTGGTTTGAATGACATGCCCCGCAATAACTAATAATGTTGCAAACGCCTTAAGTACATCTATATTTTTATTTCTAACGTCCATTCCAGTCCCTTAAAAAGACAAAAAGGATAAACTTTCTTCAATTTTGCTGTCATTCTAATGAAATAGATAATATCACTGTATTCATATACCTAACAATCATTGCAGATAAAATAATGATGACTATACAAAATAGTCATCAAATGTATTCTTCAATTAGGACGAACATTCTATTGATACTTCCGTTGTGCCAACTACCATAAAACCCCATTGAATGCTCTCGAGAAGTAACTATTCACCATACGCCCACAGATTTTTGAGGATAAAATAAGCGGAAAATCGTTAGACCGATAGCATTGATACCGGTACAGCCATGGGACGTTTTTTCTTTCACGTAATGTCGGCACTAGCTGAAATGGAACGTGAGTTGATAGTCGAGCGCATTATAGCTGGATTGGCAGCCGTCAGAGCTGAGGGGCGAATAGGTAGTCGCCGCAGGATAATGACACATGAAGTTGTTGAACGAGCAAGGTGCATGTTTGCTAATGGCGCTAGCTTGCATCAAGTAGCCTTAGAACTTGAGGTATCACCTAAGACGATTTACAAATATATCCCTGCCAAAGATCGCTTTGCCCTAGCATCAGCCTAACTAACTGTGACACATCTGTAACTCACCACTGCTCCGAGCCTTAATTTAAATAGTTCACACCTGCATCACTGATCCCAGCATCAATATAATCAATCCGCTTTTGTAGCTCACTAACTATATGCCGCGCCTGCTCAACCGTGATCTCCATTGTCTGAATCACTTCAGCATTGGATAGGATTGGCGGGCTTTTTACCTTGGCATGGAAAATCATGGATTTGCTGCGTATTGAGTGGCTGACGGTCAGAGAGTCAAATTTATAGATCACAGAAAAATTCTGTTCGAAGCCTTTTGTTGCTGACAT